GGATGCTCTGTTGTCTTCACAAACCTCAAAGGCAACTGGAAGCGCAAGAGCTGGTTTATTGCCGCGAAAAATACAGATGATTTCGAGAGGATGATGACGGAAGACTTTAGATTTAGGGCATAACGCTCTAGTTGTACAGCCTGCGGGAACTAACAAAGGAGCTATAAAAATGCAAGAAGATAAGCGAACCAAAGAAACTGAAAAAGCCACAGAGGTAGCAGGTCAGGACGAACGACTTGTTATGTTGCCAATACCTGAAAATAAACATCGCGTAGAAACTGGTTCAATTCAGTTTGGTGATGATTGGGCAGGAATTTTTATACGAGGCGACAATGCTGCGTTTTATGCAAATGCGATTAATACGTTAATGATGCACGACAAAAGCGACCCTATAGCATTATCCGCTTTGAATGGTTTATATGAATTATTGAGAAGCTGTAAGCAAACATAACAGCGTAATAAGCGGAACAAACACAAATTTTTAACAAAAAAGGAAAAGCAAAATGACAAATAAAATAGGCGTGAGCCTTAATATTGATGTAACAAAGATTGATAAAGCTAGATTGCACAAAGGCGAAAAGGGAACATATTTAGATTCGACTGTATTCATTGATGTTAACAATGTTGACCAATACGGAAACAATGGTTTCATCGCTCAATCAGTTAGCAAAGAAGAGCGTGAACAGGGTGTACGTGGCGAGATATTGGGAAATGTAAAGGTGTTCTTTAAAGAAGGTGGAAAATCAGAAAATAGCACAGCGCAGAATAGCAATTTTAATGCTACTACGGGTCAACCGACTGCGGATAATTTTGATGATGAGATACAGTTTTAGGAGTTAACTATCTAAGGCAATTTACTCTCAACTGATTTAAGCCGCTCGTCGATTCTAGCAAGAAAAGTATCGGCGGCGGCTGTGTTCCTTCTTATCTCCATTAGAACTTTTATTTGCCTCTCGTAGTCTTTGTCTAGCTGATCGAATCTATCATCAATCATTTCTTTGGCTTCGCTGTGTGATATCCCTTCATTCAGCCTCTCATCTACTTTGCTGATCTCAGCTAACATAACCGCCCTGTCTTTTTCACGTAGTCTCCAAAAAAAAGCCATACCAACAACCATTGACCCAGCGAAAGGCATATAAACATAATCAAATAGAATATTAAATATCTCCTCGCTCATTAGATCGCTTTTTCCTTATGCTTATGATGACGTGACGAACTAATATTATTACGCCAGATACAGCCAATCCTACTATGCACTTTTGCATATCTCACTACCCATAGCTGATAAATATATATTGCATAAACGTATGCGCTGTAGAACATAACATCATGCACGGTGTTTAAACCAACTAGAACTAGATAGCCAATATAGCCAAGTATTACAGGATGCTTCTTACTGGATAGCCCGAATACCATTGATAAGAAAACAAATACATAATCAAAGTAGTAATAATACTCAGTTTGAAATAATATTAAAGATGATATCGATGTTGCTATAAAGAAAGCAGCAAGTAATATGCTTTCGTATGTTTTTAAATAAATAGCGGTGGACAACCCGAGTATGATTGCTATTAAATCAAAGAGGCCGTAGATATCCATTTACTTTTTCTTCTTCTTAGGAATTGGCTTAGTTTTACCTTTCTTAGTATTTCTTCCTGACATATTTAATTTCCTTTTTTACTGTTGTTGTATCTTACCATGCCATGCGATCCGAAAAAGAAGATGCTTATAGCTATGACAAGACCGCCGACACTTCCGCTTGTTGCGATGTTAAACCATACTTCTGACCACCCACTATTAAACGGATAGGTCATCCCCGCCATAAAGAGCATTATTGAATAGAACTTTATAAAAAATACAGCTATCTCTCTACGCGCCCTTGATCTATCGGTGCTCTCTTCTAATGTATCAGCAACAAACCTCCTAATACTCTCCATATTAGCAGTGTTTAGCTCCGCTCTTTCCTCGTCAGTAAAGTTAGAGTTACCTATCCATTCGCCTGTCTTGGCAAGCAACCCTTTGTCTTTATCGAATACATCATCAATTACTTTAGGGCTTGATGATAACCAGCTAAAAAAACTCATTTTTCGCCCCATTGAATAATCAAGCTATGCTCTTCTTGTGGATTTACCATGCTAAAAAGCTTCTCAAGTGATTTCTTAGAATTAGTCACCATATTATTATGATGGTGCTGACCTATACCGACACAGCCTTTAACGTTTCTTGCATAATTAGCGACATGGAATAAGCATGCATATCTGTCGCAACCCTCAGACTCATACATTACTACGCTTCCGTCGTCGCTCACAATACATAAAACATCACCGTATTTTGGCGAAGAAAAAGGCACTAACCTGTACTTACCAGCAGGCAAGCACGATATAAAGCGTTTATTATTACGCCATGGCTTTTCAACGGTTGCTAGAATTTCATCATGTCCTGATATCTCTAGCTTTCCGAAAGAGCCTAAACCATCTGATTGATAACGTGTAATTATTAAATTCATGTAGTAATGATACCTCTTATCCGAGCTTAATTTCTGTGTGCCTAAAGTGATATAATTGATGAATGATTCGCATATTATCAAATATGATTGCCAGAATAGCCTTATTCTTTATGTCTAAAGAAGGCTTTTGGACAACTATCATTATATTATTCATTCTTTCCTCTAATTGGGGTTTATCAAGCTACTAGTTATTTTCAAGTTTCGCGCTTAGGACTAAACGCCTTGCAATCATAAGTCGCTGACTATTAATTCTATCTATCCTGCGACTTTTTTCTGATGCAGAAAATATCTTACTATCAGTAATCTTTTTAATTTCATTAGATAGTTTACTCAGTTTCAATGAAGCCTTGTTGTAACGACTGCGATGCCTTAAATCTTTACCGTATTTCTCTCTTGCCGATTTAAATTTATCCATCTCTTTATTCGCTTTATAGTGTTTAATATCAGCGAACTTCTGAGCTAAAAATGCTCTATTATCATAAAGCTCTGTGATGTATTTAGAGTTGCGGCCCTCTCCTTCTCTGATAAATCTACCGATAACTGGATAGTCCTGAATTTTCATTTCTGGACGAGAAGCCTTACCCGTCGCTGGACGCGCAATAAGGTCAACTCCATTAAGTATTGTTGCGCCCATCCAACCTGTATACTGCTTAACAAGAAAGTCTATCTGTATCGGGCTTAATCCACTATCTCCCATTGGCAACGACAATAGTTTACTTAAACCGATTGCACTTTGAGTTGTCCAAGGCTTGACCCTGTTAGTGGGTGATAGACGTTGCATGGCAAGTGATTCTATCTGCCTACCAGTAAAGCTACTCTTGTTCGCTCTTATGTCCATGGCTGGTGCTAATGCTTGCGGCAACACACTAAAAGCCAACGTCTCTGTTAGCATGTGAGACATACGCTCATAGAATAAACTCATATCAGCGTCTTTGTCTACAAACTGTTCAACACCACGTTCTACAATATTAGCTAATGCGCCAACCTCAAACGGCCTTGGTATGCGTACGATCTTATCGGTTGCTGGCAGCTTAATCAGATGGTAAGTATCTCTCTCCCATTGCTCTGCTTCTTTGTAATCATCGTCGTCTTTCATGTATAGATACAAAAGGACGGAGGCCATTGCATACGCGCCGATAACCGCCATAGCTTGCTTACGTTGCGCTGGATCAGCTAAAGCACGACCTAGCTTATCTAAGCCTTGAGCACGAGCATTTAGGAACGGTATTGTTTGTGTTAATACCCTGACAGCAACATTCGCCCCACTGCGTTGAAAGTCCAAGTGGTCGCGCCCTTCAAAGTTAGCAGTAAGCTTATCTTTTCCTTTATCAATGCTTTGTTGGATATTTGCAGATCGGTTAACATTCTCTAATCTTGCACCTAAGTCTTGGTATTTATTCCACCACTTCTTAACCTTATGTTCCGTATCAAGTATTTCAGCTTGACCTATTCCCTTAGCCATCACCATCTTGATTGCATCAGGGTCGCCACCATTGATATAGCCTGAATCACCGAATAAACCACCCGCTGCAACTGCTTGAATGCGCTCTTGCGACATTTCCTCAGTTAAGCCCCAGCCTTGGTGTATATTCTTAAGAAAATTAGTATTCATAGGAGCGACCGCAATAGCTTGTATCGTGTCACGAATAAGGTTAGCTATCTTAAATTCAGGGCTTGCTGTAACACCAATAGTTAACAATCTCTTGAATTTACGCAAGACCTTCATGGGCGCGTTATTTAAACCTGTGAAATTAAGAGCACCTAGAGATTGAATAATTAACTTACCCTCGGTTGAATCCTCTATGTAATACCATTTCTCTTGTCCATTTTCTCTGACATAGACATGGTTCTTACCTACCTTCGGCGGCTTACCTCCCTCTACTTCTCGCGCAAGCCCCATCTTAGCGGCGCTATCTAATGCTGCTGTTGCCGCTTGGTTTTTTAATGAGGCTGTAGCAATATGCTCCCAATTCATTACCGTGTTTAATAGCAAGTCTTCGAGCTGCATATTTGCGCCTTTGAGCTTTTTGTATGCTTCCTGACCAACCATGCCGCTAACACTTGATATGCCGTGACTATCGCCATCCTCTTCAGCTATCCGGTAGAACGGCACATAAAACCCTTGCTCTGCCCATAATGCCGCATCTTCTTTACTGATTAATCCTGAATCAACACCCACCTGAACAACTGAATTATGTAATGCCTCAAAGTCTTTCAATACTTCAGCGTAAACCTGCTCTCTTTCGGGCCATGCGTTAGGGCCTTCAGTGGTACTTTTATTTAGATTTAGTAGCTCTTGAATATCTGTCTCTGTTAATAGATTTTCTTTATCTTCAGCCCATAAGCGTTCAGCTCGATTAGCGGCCACCCATTGCAAGAAGCGATTAGACTCGTCACCTAACGGAGCTAGTGTTTCAGCCAAGCCTTTCTTAGCTGTGTCTATTGATAACACACCTGATTTGTCTAATAATAAATGTCCTTTCTGGATAACCATTTCTATTGCGCCACCAGCCGAGCCAGCCATTTGAGCAAGCATCCACGCCCTCTTATCATCCAATACTGATTTTATAGAATCGTATTGATCTAATACCTCCTGCCTAAACTTTGTGCCGAACCTGTCCTTAGTGTCCTCGTACTTCTCTTTCACCTTATTAACTAGAGGTGGGTTAGGTGGCGCACTGAACTTGCTTAACGCGTCTAACTGACCCTCGCTTACATCTTCATAGCCCTTTTCATCTCTCCACGATGTATTTTTACCTACTTTGCTTTTACGGCTAAACAACAAATCAGGACTGTCCTTTTTCATTGGGTCAAAGGCTGCGTTCTTTTGTGCTGTAGCGTGTGCCTCTTTGGTTTCTGATTCGCGTGAGAATAATGACTCATCATTCTTGTGGGTGATAGTAATGTCGTCGTCTGAGAAGATAACGTAGTTGTAATCACCTTCGCCTGCGCCACGACTTGAGCCATCAAGGTATTTAATGCCACGTATGCCTAGTGATTGCAGTTGCTTACTCGCCTTTTCACCGTTATCACGCCCTCTGCGTCTTGAGTTATAGAACTCTCCTGCAGTTCGGAAATCTTCATTGAAAGATGCTAGTGAAAATTGCTTTTCCAGCGCCTTCGTTACGAACTCACTCTGATCAGATAACGGCTTATCCCACAATAAGTATTCGGTTTCTTTGGGTGCTAGGTCAACTTGGTATAGAGTGCCTTTCAGGATTCGCTTGAACTCAACCTTGCCAGCGTACTTCTCTAATGCAGCCGACAATTCTTCGGCCTTCTCCTTGCTTGCTCCGTCATCAAGAAGCCTATCGACCATTGTTTCAGGCTGGTAAATATCAGGTCGCCCAAGAGCATTAATTGCATTCTTGCTTGCCCATCCCATATCGCGCAGCTCATCTTCTAATATTTCAACCCCGTCAACGGTGTGCACGTACTCATCACCGCCTAACACCTCCTTGTAATGTTCAGCCACTTCTTTCTTTCCCGCAAAATAAAGCCCATAACCATACGCTTGACCACCTTCACCTGTTCCTATTTTGCTTGAGTCGAATTTATTGAGGTCGTGTGGGCTACCGTGATAAGCCACCATAAACAAAGGATCAGAACGCTTACCTCTCTTATTCTTCGCGCCCTCTTCAGCGGCTTGTTTCATCTTATTAAGAACGTTAAATAAATCTGTCTCGCCTATTTCGGATAACTTAGCAAAACCTAATTTGCGTAGCTGTGCCCTGATTGCTCCAATGAAGGCTTTAATGGCCTTAACCGCCTTAACCGGCAATGAATCAGTAACGGACTTCTCTTGTAAGTGGGCCAGTAATTCATCGACTAAATATTGGGCACGTTGTTCATAAGGCATATCTTTGGCAGCTCTAAGGTATGTGTTCATATCAATACCGTTATCTTCTGCTATTTTCTGAACGCCTTTAGACTGCAATTGTAGATACAATCTATTAAATTCTGGCTTTAAGTCTTTACCAAAGAATATTCTCGCGCCATAATGCCCATATACTTCGTGGAATATAACACCTTCTACGTCCTTTTCAGAACGCATTTTAGAGGCAATGATATGAACTTCACCATCGTAATAAACCCCGTATATTGTGCCCTCGGCATCCTGTTTCTTTGCGGCATCGCGTATTACTTTTGGAAGCGTAGACTCGCTCGCATGAACCGTGATACCAACACCCTTGACCTTGCGCCTAAAATTACTGACGATGGCTTCTACTGCATCTACACTAAGGCTGGTGGTGGGATTAGTGGGTTTTTTAGAGAATAGTGCTACACCTTTATCTGTTTCTTTTGTCTCTAATACGCTAAACAGTTTGTCGTAGGCGTTATTTACTGCTTCCATCTCTGAATCAAGAGGGTAGGCGTAAGCCTCATCATCACCAAGTATCTCGTTAATCTTGTTATGTTCTTTCTCGCTCACTATATTAGCAAGGTAGTCGCTGGAATACCCTTTAGCTTCCAGCTTATCAATAACATAACGCTCGAAACTTCTTGCTGTCATTTCTCTGACAGTTGACCAGTAATCCTTACCTTTTACGTTATCTCTTCTAATAGAGCGCTCGACGAGTTTAGTTTCATCTTTTATCGCCTTAGTAAGTTTCTTCCAAGCATCGTAGACCTCTTGCCTAACACCAAAGTCCTCGCCTGTAGTCTTAACCATTTTGACGTAACCATCAGGATGCTTGCTCTGCTTGCGAATAGGGCGACCGCCCTCTGATAAGAACTCGGTGGACTTATCCATATTCCCGAAATAATTATCAATTGCATGGAACACCTCATGCGCTAATGAACCGCTACCGTTAATCTTTGTTAGGTTAATATTAAGATTGTCAGATTCATAATGAGCAGCAGCAGGATCAATTCCTCCCCTGCCACGAGCACCAAAAGCTAGGCCAAGTGTACCGTTAAGCGAAAGGGCTTTAGGTGGGACATTAATTATCCCTGACAAGTCCATAAGAGCGTCATAAGCATTATTTAAATCTTGTTGTCTGCGCCCACCTTCAACCCAATTGCCGAATTGAACGCCCCTAAAACCGAATGTATCAGCGAATAATTCTGCTGTAACGTCCTCCCCATCACGATAATCAACGCCTACTCGCGGATTGTTGTCTATGCGGCGAATAGCCCTTAGCTTCTTCTTTTCTGCTAATAGTTGAATTAACTCGTCATAGTGGCTATCGCGATATTCTGTAGCTTCTTTCTGCGTGTCAAAATGCTTTAGTTCAATGAATTTACGTGAGGCAACTTTCTTACCTAAGAACACGCCGCTCTTACCTCGCTCACTCCACATATCTAGCTTAGTTTGAGCCTTGCCGGTTTTCTCATTAACATCGGCTACACGCGACTTTACGTGAGATAGAGCCTCTTTTTTTGTGTCAAAATGCGCCTCTGCACCAAACATCGACCCGCTATGAACTTTGCTGACCGTCCATTTAATAACATCTTTCTCGCCTTTAAATAGGTTAAATAAATGCTTATGCACTTCAAATTCAGCCAGTGCCTTTATCTGCTCTGGCAATATCTCAGAACCTAACTTATTTAAGTCACTTTTTGCGTCTTTTACTGACTCCTTATAAATATCTTCAGGCTTTAAAACCCCACTCAACAATGCTTTAGTCCTTGCTCTCGCGCTGTTGACGCTATCTATCCAGCTCTTAGTTATCCTCTTGCGTTTCTTCGGTTTTATCTCGGCCCTAAGTTGTGCAATAGCAGTAACCACTAAAGGGTCTACGCCATCAGCTATCATCTTAACGTAGTCCGGCAAAGGGAATGATTTACTTAAAGGAACGGTAGCTACATCAATATCGCCCCCTAATGCCTTATCTAGCTTATGGTAGGTATGTTTAGCCGCACCATGAAGTACCTCGCCAAAATCCTCTATCTTCTCCTGATTCTGCTTAGCTATTGTCTCGTCATTATCGGTGACATTAGCTTTATCTGCATTTGGATCGTTTTCTTTCTTAACGGCCTCACTAAATACGTCAGATTGCCCAGTATTAGCATCTGCGGCACGATCTGAGCCTGTTAACGTGAAGTTATCAGCATCTGCATCAATATTAGCTTTCTTGTCACTAGCGGCCTTCTCTTTAGCTTGCTTGATTTCAGCTTCTTCTTTAGCGTTTAGATCATCTTGTGAATAATCAGTTAAGAGGCTTTCTTCCTTAGCTCCTTCTGCTTCTTTTTGATTGCCACTATCCTTACGCTCTTTGGAAACGCTTGAAACTTCTCCATTAGCTCCATCTTGTTTAGCTTTTTCTTGCTCATAATACTCCCTCTCGGCTGAGTCTACTTCCGCTGGACTCATGGTTAATAACATATCTTCAGTCAGCACACCTTCTTCGATTAACGAATCGAGCGTCTCGCTGGCGGCTTCTAAGGTCGTTTCGTCATAGCTTCCATCTATTCTATCTTGCTCTTGAAATGTTGCTTGTTCGCTGCCTTCTTCTGCGTTAGCGTTATCTTGATCGACTAAAGCTTCAATGATTCGTTCTTCTCTTTTGGTTAATGTGTCGCCTTTTGTTAATTTAGAAACAGTATCTTTTACACGCTTAACGCTTGGTTGTGTAGACAGGACATTATCGCCTTTAAGATTCATTACCCCCATTGATCCATCTTTAAACCAATCAGGGTTAGATGATGATGTTTTCCCGTCTATATTACCGTTCTCGTCAGTCGTGTAAGCAATACCTCCACCTTCTGTTAACTCATTGCTCCATTTTTGTGCAATGGCAACTTTATCATCCTGCGATAAATCAGCATAAGCGGTAGGTTTATATTTATTTTTAGCTATGATACCTACATCAGCAACCTCATCTTGGCTAGGTAGGACTTCGGTATTTGCTTCCGCCCGTTTCTTATTTCTCTCTGCTATTCTTGCTTTGTTACGCGCCTTTGCATCAATAGCTTCTTGAGCACTAGAAGGCAACGCTTGTTTTAATTCTTGAAGTCTAGCCACGTCATTCGGTGATAGCAAATCCAAATCATTAGGTATTAATTCAGGAGGTGTAGGACTATCTTTAGCTAGTTCATTTCTAGCCGCCTCTATCTTCTTACCAATTTTATCTATTTCGCTTTTAATGTCATCTTGCGACATAGAATTAACATCGCTATTAACGGCTGATTCCATGGCTTTATTCTCTAACCCTGCCTCTGCTATAGGTTCAGGGTTTATCGTTGTTCCTTGCGCTGTTTCTGCGGGTATACTGCCTTTATTCTCGGTGTTTGATGCGGCTTCTCCTGCCAAGGTATTGTTATCACCAAGTTTGACGGGAATTTGTGGCCCATTTTGTTCATATACTTGACCGTCATTCGCAACACCTGTTTGTTCATTCGCTTTGGCATCACCTTTAAGTCCTTTCGCATCCGCTCCTTCTGGTTGTTGTTGAGTAGTATCAAGAATACTGTTTGTTTGGTTTAAGCTGTCTTGTAATTTGCGTTGACGTTCAAGCCTAGTTTTTTCAAGTTTAATTCTATTGTCTTGAGCGGTTTGATTCGCTTCAATAGATACCTTGTCCGTACTTATTCGTATATCGATTTCAGCTTGCGCTTGATCTAAAGCATCACCGCCGGCTTGCTCTGTTGCCTGCACTGTTTCCTGTACAACTGCTTCGACTTCAGCGTTTACTTGCTCTGCTTGCTGTTGTGACTTTTGCGCTTCTTCTGAGGCTACAATCTCCTCTACGGCTGCTTTCGATTTAGCCAAAGTATCTTCTGATATTTCGCCTGCCTTATCGAATCTCTTGCTTCTTAATAGATTATCTGCCGCCTCTTTTGCCTTTCCAGCGCCTACTAATGTTCCTGATAGTCCTACCTGTGCAACTTCACCGCCTAGACCAATAACGCTTTCTAGTAACGCGTTCTTAGCATCCCACTCGTCATAGGCTAATCCTTGACCAACGTATTCACCTGAACCTTCTGATAGCCCACCAACTCCAACTGCTCCCGCGCCTCTTTTGACTTTAGTCGCTGTTGTTGCCAAGTCGTTCTTTACTGCGTCAACGAATGGTTTTAATTCGGCTTGAGCTGCCGCGCTACGTGGTAATTGAGCTGGTGTTAAATCAAACTTTCTCATCGCCGAGGCAGACGCTTTCTCCAGCTCCCTTGCTGGCTTACCTAGCTTTAAGGCATGACCAACTTTTAGGCCAACAATATCAAATAAACCCAGTATTTGCCCTTTTGTGACTGCCGGCATAACGTTTCGTTCTAGGATATCAGTATCTAGTGCTTTGCGTATATTCTCTTGACTTGGCTCAAGTCCTTTGTCAGCAAGATAGCTATTAACGTCTTGCATTACATTTGCACCATACTCTATAACAGCCGATGATAAAGCCGCACCCTCATAACCGCCGGCAACACCACCGATTACCGTACCTACTCCTGTTCCTGCTGGTGTTGCTACCGACCCTATTAGCCCACCCGTTAAAGCACCAGCTTTCATCATGGGGATAGTCAGGCCATATTGAGCAAACTGCTCTTGCGTCATATCAATAGTGCCAGAAGGATTAGTCAATAAAACTTTCGCTGAATCCCATAGGCCATCGGCAGCATCAAATTCACGCATCATATTTTGCTGATCTTTTGAGGCAGGATTGGCCTTAGTATAGGCATTGTGCTCAAAGATATTAGTCGCTATTGAGTCTTTATCACCTGTTAAACCATTGCCAACAATAGACGCATAAGTAAGTACGTTTTGCCCACCACGTATGATATCGCCATCCGTTTCATCTGTTTGAACGGTAGGCGGCTCAATGTCTTTAGGTGCTTCATAAGGTAGCCACCCATCACCGTTATAATACATTTGGCTACCATCTTCGTCAGCAGCTATAACGGGCTGGTCAGTCCATTTTCCATCCTTTAAATATAATCTATCACCTTGCTCATTCTTCGCTACTTCTTCGTAATAGTTCAAATCAACCTCACTTATTTTATGATGGAAAACCCTGCTGGTAGTTCTGCTGATGGCGTCATTTTAGTTGCGCCTATTCTTCCCGTGCTTGCTGAGTCGCTATTCATTGGTATTTGCGTTCCTCGGAGAGAGTCTAACTGCCTTACCCTTATTTGCAGTAACTTCTCGTCACTTGCCTTCTGCTCGTCGCTAGTGTAGTCAGCAATAGACTTCCTTAAACCCTCAATCTCTTTACCTAGAGACACAATTTTTCTTCCTCTCTCACCGCTTTCCCCAGAACCACTTGCTGCCCTACGCGCTCCTTTAGGCGGTGTATCTCCTTTGTTTACAAATACCTCATTGCCCTCTTCGTTCACAAAGTATTGACCATCAGGAAACATCAGCTTATCTCCTAGCTTATTTGCATTCTCGACTCGCGCAGCCTCAACTCTATTACTATTTAGTAATCCCGCTGCCTTTTCTTGGTTTTTGGTCTGAACTTCGGCGGCTCTTACTTGATTGTTATTTTGCACTTCAGCGGCTTTAGTATTAATGTCAGCTTTACGGTTAAGTAACCGCATCTGCATCTGCTCTTTAGCCTGCTCCATAGCTGCGGCTCTATTATCAGCCCACCCACTTTGTACGCCTTGTGCTGCTCCTGTTGCGAATCCTGATAGTAAACTCATTACTGTGCTCCTAACTGTTGTGGCATTACTTGCTGTGGTGGCTGCATTTCGCCTTGCGCTTGCTGCTGACTATTATCTTCTTCCATCCCTAAGCTTTCAGCGGCTAACGCCATACCACCTTGAACATCTTCTTGAGTAATACCAAGCCCCGCCCCATCCAATAAAATAGCTACAATTTTAGATGTTTGCTCTATCAAACCGTTATCCTCTAACCAAAGATCAGGGTTTATTTTAACACCTTTATCATTCATTCCTTTCTTTACAGCGCTAAGCACAAAGAATATCGCCCGACCCACGCCTTCTGCTTTATTGCCCTTAGCTGATTTTGCCATTGCAATCATTTTATCGTAATGCTCGCCACTGGCTATATTCATTGCGTTAAATACAAAACGCTCAACCGTTTCTTTATCTTCAGGAGAATAGCCTTCTTGAGCCTGACCGGCTTGCTGATCGCCACTTTGCATCTGGCCTCCTTGTTGCTCGTTATCTTGTGTCGACTCAGCCTCTCCATTAATAAGACTTCTCGCATACTCTATCTCATCATCTGGAACTCCATTAGATGCCATCAGCTTTAAATCTTCTTCAGTAATACCCTGTTCGACAGCTTGATCTATTTCTTGTTTGGTTTGATTATCCATTTCGTTGTACCTTAAAAGTTGGTTGATTAGAAAAAGCTCCTATCCTACGCTGTTCTTGCTCATCATCTATTCTTGCGCGGTTACGGTAATTCTCTTCCTCTATCTTTTGCTTCTTGTCCATCATGTCATTCTGCGATGCCTCACTAGCCATGTTCCCAATACCGGCAATTAATCCCTTGCCTAGCAATGTTCCATCACCGTTATCTTTCATCAGTCCAAATGATTTTAGTTTGTCTGCTAACAAACCGCCACCACCTTCACTCACTTGATTAACAGGCAAGCCACCGTTAGCACCAACTTGAGAAGCGTCTACCTGTTCACCTGAGCTGTTATTATCTTCTGACCCATTACCGCTGAATGCGCCTGAATCTTTAGCGTATGCTGATAATCCACCGCCTACTGCTCCGCCGACACCTCCGACACCATAACCTTGAATCGCGCCGCCTATTTCATTTCCATACTGTCCGAAATTACTGTCATTCATTGAGCCGCCTATTCCTCCATAAAGAGCAGCCTCGCCTATGTCACCACCTGATATCGCAGCAATCGCCCCGCCTGTTACCGCGCCACCTAGCACGTCTGACATAAATGATGTTTGCCCACTTGTTAAGAAGTCAGGTGAGAAACTTGTGAAGAAGTCACCGACATAATCATCTAATGAAGTAAAAGCCCCTGTAGCCGTATCTAATAATCCCATAACTAAATCCTTTTCTGCTGTTGTTGTAATAGGCCGTTGCTTTCTACTTTATTCAACCTTATTCCTGAGTTATAACTTGGTGCTTGCGTTTGGTTCGAGCTTGCGTAATTAAACCCTGTACCCCGTGCTCTCTTGCCTCCAAAAATTCCGCCTGTCCTAATGGGTGGGCTAGTGGTTGAAGGGGCACTAGCCTGCCCACTATTGGGTGCAGTGTTATTTTGGTTTGACTGACCGTTATTATCACCTGATACTGAGTCTACTATCTGTGAGGCAACGTTATCACCTATATTATCGGCTAGTAAATCATTACCAGATGTTGATCCTGTTGAAGCGTTACCCGTTAGATTGGGCGATAAAGAATCAGGTGTAATTGCATCCGAGAACGCCTGATTTGTACTGTCGGAAAATTGCCCTAATAACCCACTACCTGACCTTATTATTTCGCCATTAATTAAATTATTTCCTAAGTTCGGCGTTAATGATGCCGGAGTTATTGCATTACCAAATTGATCGGCAGTGCTGTTATAAAATTGATTTTCTAGCGATGTACTGTCCGCTAATCCGCTCGATGCAGTCCCGCTGATAGTCTCTGATATACCAGCACCCAAACCACCTACTAACGCGCCTTTTAGAGCGCCTTCAAACCCGCCTGTTACCGCGCCGCCTGCTGCGCCTGCCGCTGCGCCCGTAACTACGCCTGAGCTTAACGCTCCACCCAATGAAGAGGAAATCCCTGCCGATAATCCACTAGCTGCGAATAACCCGCCTGTCACTACTGTAGCAATAGCGGATAACCCCAATGTCTTATTGGCCTTGCTTTTCACGCTAGATTTATATGATCTTAATTTGCTTGCCTCGAACGCCTTAGCTGCATAGTAATCCTCATAGACTCTTATCCTGCTGTCAGAATTACGCTGCTGGTCAGGAGATAAGTTCCTCCATTCATTGAAGTTATTGAAACCTACGTTAGCGCCTCCTTTTGGCTTGCCTGTTTTTATATCAAAGAAATTCTTATTGCTACGCATCATGGCTGCGTATGCGTTCATATCATCGAATACATCCTTATTAGCAAGATAATCCTGTATTGTTGAGATATTAGGCACTTCTGCTTTTGTTGTTATGTTCTTTAAGCTATTAGGCCAATTACTCGTTTTATTAACAATATTAGAGGAAAGCCCAAGCCTGTGCCTTGTGCTCTGCCATTCGCGTTGATAATGCTCCTCTCTCCACTTATCGAATGTGTAATTATTAGTGTTTTTCTTTTTATAGAAAGGTAATTTACGTGCGTCTTTTTGGCTTAAAGTTGTATTCCAAAATTTGATAGGTTTATAGTTCGCAGCACTACCCCATACATTTTCGTTAACACCATTCTGCCGGTCATAGGCAGCTTGATAAAGCTTCTTCTCGTACTCCTCTTCAGTGCCTTGACCATTTTTATTTATCCTATCGAGAACATCAAAACCACCTAAGTGAGTCCAAGGCGATTTATAGTCCCCGTTTGATAGCGTATTACTTACAGGGTTGATCCACGCACCGAACGCTCCTTGCAAATATCCTCCTTCTTCCTTTGGCGCGACTACTAATCCACTATGGCCTGCAAAGCCTCCGCCTCCATTCGATATCGCATCTGTAAAAATCTTCCTCTTCTTATCGTACCCCGGGGTTAACGATGACCCCGTTACCCCAAACGTCGATATTTTCTTTAGTGCTGACTGCTCCCATTTAGCCCAAGCATTGCTATCGGCTTTAAAGTTCTTTGCGTTAGCTTTTGTTAAGTTACTGTAATCCGGTGGCGTAGGAGGCTCACTTAAGACACCTTCATTAATAAGCATCCTTAGATAATCTGGTGAACTCATCCTAGTGAGTGAAGCCCCTGTGTTCTCATCAAGGGCTTTCTTTATCTCATTATGATAAGCAGTCTGTTTTGCTGCCTGTATGTACCTAGATTTGGCACTCATACTAAACGACCGATGCCGCTGCTGCTGATGATAATTGCGTCGTTACTGATAATCCCATATCAGGGTACAAGTCACCAATCATGCTAAGCCAGTTAGCCGCTCCATCACTTGTAGCAAATATTCCATTACTAACCCCTGACTGAACCAAAGTAGATGCAATCTGATCTAGCGCCGTTTTACGCTGAATATCGGTAGAATAATTAGATAACCCTTCTTGAGCATTGGCTAGTAATATACGCATGTTATTCTCTGCGTTTTGTAATGATGCTGTGTTATTAGCTGCTGCAAAATCCTTTGCTGATTGATTAAATGCATCTTGGTTCTTTAGAGCAAATTCATTCTCAACCGTTGAGTTATATTGACTGGCTTGATTTAGCGCTTGCTGATTTAACTGGTCAGCTTGATTCTGAGCTGTTGCGTTAAATTGATCTGACGTATTTAAGAAATTAGCGTTGTCAAAGCTCGCCCTATTATTTGCAGCTTGATTGGCTAGCCCGAATTGGTTAACGGCATTTGAGTTCCATTGACCCGCTTGATTTTGCGCGGCCGCATCTTGAGTCGCAATAGGTAACGCTGATTCAATCGCTGCTAACCGACCTGCTCCAACCGCCATTGAACTATTAGCTAACCCTCTATTATTTGACATCTGAAGGGCCTTAGTCGTATTTGCCTTCATGTAGTCGCTGTCTTTGTTCAGTAGGCCAGTTAGCCTATCCTCAACATTAACTGGATCATAGGTCGCGGCGGTCGCCCGAGTTGCATCATAAGTATTAGCAGTCGTAGTAGCAGGCTGCCCTAGTTGCACTGCGTCATATCCCGTTGATGTGCTTTGAACTGGTGTTTGTTCGTATGTGTCGATTGTTGGGGCGATTGCCCCGTCTAGTAATCCCATGTCTCTTCCTTGAGTTATTGGGTTAATTTAACTTATATTTTTTATTGGGTTCATTTCCCAATATAGAATAAACATAGTATCCCCCTAAAAAGTAACCACTATTGCGTCAACTTCTGCCTGTGTTGCGACATCACTTAAGGCGTTTAACTCATCCTCAAATGCTTGCCGCTTACCAATAACAACGCCTGATAGCGCCTTATAATCAGCTGCATTGGTTAGTATTCGACTAACCAACGTGGCCTTATCAACGCTATGCCGATTAGCGACTATTGCATCTATCAATGGTGTTTGCTCTGTATTGTCGGCATTCCACGCGACTGCTTCGGCTTCTTGAGTTGACCAGCTGTCAATTTCTGAGCGCGTGTATAGCGTAGTTATTGCTGACAATGCATCTGTTGATCTAGTGTTTATGTCACTAAGTTTTGCCGCCTTAGCATCGGCTATTACAAAATCCGGCACATAATTAATTGTCGATTTGATGCCGACATCATATTTTTTTGATTGCCTGTTTTGTGATAACTCCATAGCCACAGCATCAGAGACCTCGACTAATTTACCAGGTGGCTGTGGATGCCCTGATATTACCCAATGCGCGAAAGTATTATTTTCTTTTAATGTGATTTTTTTCATATTTAGTGTCCTATAGCTACATAATGGAGGCCGACTGTCACTGTACTCGTCGCGTCTTTGTCCAGTACTACTGTCATGCCTGTTGTTGATTTTCCGGTTACATATACCCCTATATTTTGTGAAAGCGCAATAGACTCAACCGTTCCAGCTGCATAAAAAGCCGCATTCGGGAAAGCCAGTTGAAATACGACAGTTTCAGATTTATCCCCAATAGTAGCAATATTCGGGATGAACCCCCATTGAATAATTAAGCTTTTCATCCACGACGGAAAAACGATATAGCCATTAGCCGCCAAGAGGATTGAAAAACCAAACCGCAATTTTTTTGGAGATACATACCGTGCATCATCAATCCCTGCATCAACCTCGGGCTGCGTTGCACGCTCGACAATTCCTGCCACCGTTTCAGTAGCCGCTTGCACCAATGCTTGAATAGCCTGCTTAACTCGTAAAGCGCTCCATGCTCTGGCTGTGGCAGATACACCGGCCTCAGCTTCTAGTTGGCTAACTATGTCAGATGAGTCACTCTTCAGAAATCCAGTGTTATCATACCCATCCAATGATTCCGCATCCACACCCAAGGAATCAATATCAGTTTTAGTAAGCGTTCTTACTGAAGTGCTGGTTACATGACCTGCTGCGTTTATCTCTATGTCTGAATAAACTGAAACGCCAGTCAATGCAGTTTGATTTCCGCCGCCATCATTAGGGTGAGTGTAGTTATTTATGCTTACCCATGCCGTGCCGGTTAGATCGTACACTCTTAGTTCTGGTACAGTTTTGTTCCAATACAATGCCCCGTCTAACAGTGCGTCACCGTCATTATTTAAAGTAGGTTCGCCTACTGTCTCAAATGAACCGAGATATCTATCATCGAAATCATCATAGATAGCCTCTGAAGCTGCTTGAGCCGCCTCTGCTGCTGTCTTAGCATTTTCTGCGCTCGTTACGTCTAAACCCGTTAGTACAACATTGGCATTAGTCGTTACAACATCGGCTGCTGTGTCGATTGTATCTTGATTAGTAGCCGCTAAGTTTGCTGCGGTATCAACTGAGTCTTGATTGGTAGCGACTAAATTTGCCGCTGTGGACGCTGCGTCTAATCCAGTTTGAACTCTATCCGCTGCTGTAGCTGTCGCGTTTGCATCTGCTAGTCCTTCGCTAGCTAGTGCTGCTGCCGCGCTTGCCGCTGCTGCTACTTCAGATGCCTTAACGTCTGTAACATCAATCATTAAGTCCCAATTCGCTACATCTGTAACAAGTCCGGCACTCGATATATGATCTTTATTACTAATATAAACGTTATCTAATCCTAACGCGCCGCCAGCATCTGTTATTATGTCGCGTATCTTGTAATCTGCGCCTGCTGCCCAATCACCTCGGAACGCCCCAACACCAGATTGAATCTCCACATCGCCATTCGCGTCAAATCCAATTACTTTAAGTGATCTATCTGCTGGAACTGCTGGTAATTCTACATCTGCCCCTGATGGCATCTTTATTGATCGCTTTGTATCTGCCTCAACGACATCCATTCCTGCTACTAATCCATCGAACTCTGCCTTAACCTCAGAGCCTCTAGCAGTCGTGTTAGATGCAAATGCGTAAGTCCTTGTGTAATAGCTGTTTGCCATGTGTCGTACCGTCTATGTGTTGTTTTTCTTCATACTATCATTTTAACCATCTTTTTTACTGTGCGTTAACCACGTAACAGCCTTCTTGGTATGTATTGATAGGTTATGCTACCTAATGTAAACGGAGCATCATTAATACCCTCACCATAGAAAAACAAAGATAGATTATTACCTGTCCCTCGAAGGCTTACATTTGGACTGGCATTAGAGATACTACTCCATGAGAATTGATCCCATTTTGCCGCATCCCATTTTGCCGCCGCACCTATAGAAACATTGTAGTTCGTTTCTTGACTTGTATTTGTATGCGTTTGACCATCTGAAAACTCATAAGTCATTCTTAATGAGACTGACTGACTTGTTACTATTTCAACATTTAACCACTTAAATGATTTTCTCAAAGAAGGTGATCCTAAATGGTGGTAAGGCAGTTTTAATGAGAAGCCAGCTACTAACCCATCAAAGTTATTACCGCGTTCTTCCTGATACACGAATCCATTGCTTGCACCAAAAAGAACCGCCTCTTCACCTAATTCACAAACCGTACTAGCTAAGCATCGCGGAAATACAATATATTCAAATGTTGTAAAATGCGGTAACGCACCAGTATTAAATAACAGGTCTTGTGCTAATACGATTCCTCTCCCATCATCGAAATAAATACGATACTGGTTCTTATCTCTAACTAAATTAACCCCAACTAGTGCTTTAGTCGCTAAGTACTCATCCAATAGCGGGTTGATTCTTCGTGACGTAGTTGAGCTTTCAAAGTTACCATACTTTAAGCTAGCGTCTAGCCGAACAATCCCACGTTTAGTAACCATTAGCGGAGTACCAATAACATCAAGCGTGCTCCCTGCGTCTCCCGTGTCTGCTGCTACTAGAGATAACACCCAGTCTGCCGCTGACGTTCCATAAAGACCACTGACGTTCCGATTAGTTGAGATTAATAATGCATCGCCACCTACTGATTTTAAGCTCTCTATGTTATACCCAAGCCCTATCTCACCAGCACCTAATACTGGACTCCAAAGCAAAGGATCAACAATAGACGAGTGCTGTAATGAGCCGCCATCAAAGGCAAGGAATAAATGATTTTTATGAGCTTCAATGCTGCTAGGTGCATCATTCACCATCCCTGTGTATATAGGCGTTAATATTGTACCGTCGAACTGGAACGCATTATTAGTTCCATCACAGCCATACATATAATAACTATCTTCACTCCCTTTAAAATTAAAGTTAATGAACTTGAATTTATTAGCACCTAATGAAAGCTCAATAGCCTCATCCACACCATCGGTAGTAGCTTTAGTGACCGCTGATACATTAAGTGGCTCGTTATCTACAAAAGCACCTGTGGTTACATCGATAACAAGATAACCGGCTGCGTCGACTCCCCATGTGCCAGATGTTTTAATGACACGCTTAACAGTACCTTGAGCGCCACTTGTGCCACCATCTACAACCGTAGATTGACTTATATCACCATCTGCGCCTACGCCAGCATCGAATTTTAATACGTTGTAGTGAGTCACCTCCACCCATCCCGCTAACGACGACTTAAACATTTTTACGACTAGCCCATTACTACGGAAAGCATACGCATTATTGTTATATTTCCATACCCCAAGAACATCACCAGTTCCCGTTACTTCTTGTATTAATCCGCGATAATATTCTTGGGCTAAATAAAGCCAATCGTAACCAGTCTCCATGTCAGGATGACCGGATAATATCTGTGTTGCTTCAACTACAGCGCCGCCATCCAAAACATCGTTCGCAACGAAGCTTCCTGATAGATTGGTAGCTCCTATTATGTTTTCAGTCGCATCAACGGCTATTATTCTTGCTGTTGCACCAGATATACTTCCTGTGATATCTGTATCAACTGCTTCTAAACTTGCATCGTCAACTCTTATTGTATAGAGGATTGCATCTGAAGGTTTAGCGCGTCCGTCTAAGGCTTCATAACCTAGCATCTTGCGATACCCTCCATTGAGATTAGGCTCAATGTTATTTGCTTCTAATGCGAACCCTTCAGCAACGGCGATAGGTGGAGTTTCTAAATCTAATCCACCGCCAAGTTTAATTGTTTTTGTTTTGACTTTACCCAACATTATTGAGCGACCACCTGTATATCAGAAGCATCCGATAAACCATAATAGCCACGCTTACCGCCTGCTTGACTGGCAGTGAGTCCACGCATAACTGTCGTGTAAATTTGACTGCCTTGCGAGATCATTTCCGGTGCGGATTCATAATTTCCGTAGTAAATAAGTGCTCGACCAATAATAACCCTGTGAAATTGTGAAGGAAATGCTGGCTCATCCGTATCAGCAGTCATCACGTAAGGTCGCCTGAAATAGTCAAACGTATAAGTGTAAGCCTTATCAGGGTAAGGGTAGGCTAATAACGTATTATCAGTATTAAGCAACAATTCGTTAGGCTTACCGGTCACAGACTCATCAACACAATCCATGCAATCATCATAGTCAGTGACCTGAATATTTAATCTCCCATCATCGTAAACTCGCTTCTTATCCCATATATTTAGGTCAGAAGGCGGCTGGATTATATTAGTGTTAGTCTGTGTTACAAATGATCCTTTCGCACGTAGAAAATTCCAATCGAAATATTCATTCTGCACATCTTCATAGGCTTGATCTATCCAACTAACAAGCCGTTGATTCTCGCCTGTCTGCTCAGTTGTTGTGGTTACACCATTACCAGCGATACTAGATTCAACACTCAGCGCATTAACGAGCTGCAACCTGTTCATTAGCCGACCTTTGGTTCGGTCGCCGCTTTAGGCTTTGGTTCTACTTTAAGTTTAACCAGCTTACCGCTCTTCATTTCGCCTAAGCACTCACCAGAAGGACTGAAGGCATAACCACCTTGCTCATATTTAATACCGTTCGTTAATGTGCCGATATGTGTAGCAAAGCTTTCATTCTTATTTAGAGTAGTCATCATCTTTCCCTTTTGTGTTTTCATTTATTTTCTTACTAAATCTACGTTGCTTTTCGTGAGGCTGAACAACATGGCGGCTACATACACCATCTTTGACAGAAACTTCTCTTTCTCCATCATCGTAATCTTCCATATCAATCATGCTTAAATGTATTTTGTTCATAATTAATCCTATGTAGATAAAGGGGTGACATTAGCCACCCCTTCAGCTCCTACTTCTTAGTGCCTTTCGTGCTTTTTCCGCCTATACGACCATTATCCAAAGGGCGCTGTGTTTTAGCGCCTAGCTTGGGTGATTGATCTTTAGCTTTGAAGCTCTCTTTACTTGATGTTCCATCTTCTAAACTCATAACTATCTCCTAGTACCAGTCAATGATTACAGTTAAGTCACCTGCGCCAGCGGTACACTCGCCATTTGCAGATACTTCAACCAGTGTGCCTTCAGGGATTTCATGCCCTGCAACGCTTGTATTACCGTTTACACCTAAATTAATAGCTGTAACAGGTATTGCTTGAGTTGCATAAGCGGCCTCATCACCAGCCGTACCTACGTCAACCGTACAAGCCGCTACCGTAGTAGCAGTTGTAGTTACGCAAGATACATCTACGACACGACCTTTCATTCCTGAAGGTGCTTGAATGCGCCCTACAATCGCCGCAGCGGATAAAGTTGCCGCTGGGAATTTATAAGTCGCTGTTGTTGGTGTTGAATAACTCATATATTTCTCCTTTTTAGTTAAGGTTAGCTTACAAGCTATCCCATTTGATGACACGTGCTTGCGCCCTGGTTTCAGCACTGGTTTGGTCAGCATGAGTAATGCCAAAGTTTCCTAAATAATACCAAGCAATACCTTTACCGCGACCATAGTCATCTGCAATCTTACCGCGTAGCTCTAAAGGACACGCAACGGCTTCGGTTACGGTATCACTACCGAAAAAATAAGCCGCGTCTGTATTAGCCCAACCTTCAGAAGCTGAGTTAGTTTGAGTCACAAAGCGAATACCGTTGTAACGACCTTTCTCGCCATTGATGATCTGACCCCATCCTGCATCAACATACTGATTAATTGACTCAAGCTCTAAACCAACCGGCTCAAAGGTAGCGGGGCGCATAATCGCAATGTAGTTCTCACCGTCATATGTAGGAATATTACGCTCTTCCATTGTCACAGCGATATCGCGGATATGAGCCTTAGTCAGTGCGTTAGACGCAACACCTGAAGCAACACCGTCATCAGTCAACGTTGCTGCTGTTGCCGATGTTGAAGTCATACGAAGAATTGTTGAATCGAACGCTGCATGAGCCAAACGGTCTAAAGTACGAGCCGCGTGGTTCTTTAGCGATTTATTAACAATCTCACGAACAGGATGCTCTGAAAGGTCATCGAATAAACCAGAATAAGGAACAGCTTTACCAAATTCTTTAACAGTTAATGAACCTTGAGTTACATCAAAGTTACCTTCCGGCATCCTAGCGTTCTCATTCAAGCCCACAATGTCGCTCGCTTCGTCTGCTACGTCACTATAAACATTCCAAGTGTAAGCCTCGCCTGCGTTCTTACCGATTGCCGCTTCAACATCACAAAATTGTGTGAACCGTGATACGGGTTGCAAATCATTTCGCAACTCCTCTGATAACGTCGGGGTAGCCATGTACCCGTTCGCTGCTTGCCATAATTGTCCAGCCATAATTAAATCCTTTTAATTAAATTAATATATCTGTTGGTATCTTCCTGACACCGTTAAACAGAACGTCTCTTCGCCATATTTCCACGACTCGCCTTTATTCGCGCTATAACCGCCGCTGGACTTGTATCAATAACAGGTTCTTTTGGTGGGGTATAACGCTTACTTGCTTGTCGCTTTGGATGACTTTGAAGCTGTGATTTAGTCAAGGCGCGATTGCTTTCGGTTGTTTGTTCCTTACGTGTTACCGATAGCACTTTCTCCGTAGCTTGTTTAATCACTTCCTCTGGCGGCAGTTGTGGGTTTTCTCGCATAATAACGGTAGTCTGGGAATCCACAATGCTACGCATCGTAGGATCATCCATAATTTCGCTATGATGTTCGTTAATCCACTCCGTACCTCTTTGCAGCGATTCAGCATAAGCACTTTGCCTTGCTTCCTCGCGCATAACGGTTAATGCCTCTTCTTTAGCCATTGATGCTAACTGACTCATATCTAGGGTAGGCTCTTGCCGCCCTTGCATAAGCTCTGATAGCTTCTCGACCGCTGATTCAGTCTCACCGTCATAGATACTCTCAATAACTTCTTTCAAAGCTAATGAGTTATCTTCGCTCCCTGCGTCCTGTTTATTGGATGGCTGGGGAGTGATTTGTAAAGACATAAGTCGCTGCTCTTTAGCACGTAACTCTGTCTCATACTCTTGTAACGCCTGCTCACGTTGATTAGCTGATTGTAGTCTTACATCAGCCGATTCATTCTTTTGAGCAATCACCTTAATTTGTTCTACTGAACGTTCGATCTCCTGACCGTTCACCTTCAGCTTCATTACATATTCATCATTATCATTCAGATAGAATGGTGATGCTGGTTTTTCAGGCTCGATGGGTTCATCAGCATCCGGTGTCTCTTCGTCCTCTGGCTTACCTACTTGCTGAAAATCACGATCTACTATTGGTTCGCCATGATTATCATCTAGCGCGGCTTGTTGAGCGTCTACGATTTCCTGCATCTTACGATCACGCGCAGACAATTTCGGCTCAACCTTCTCTTTCTCCTGTAGCTCAACCTCAATTTCAGGTGTCTCTACGTTAGCCAGTTCAGCATCGGTAGAAACGTCTTGGATTACTTCATCCTTGATAGCTTCTTTTGTCATTTTCATATCCTTATGTTTAATTGCTCGTCCGTGAGCATGCTAGTTAATTAATTATAATGGCTCTAGCTGCACCACTATTTCACCGTTATCTTTTGTTTCGATTTGTGTCGCTGTTGATCCGTAATGCTTCTCTGCGTAAAAGTTAATTATCTTCTCAAGCGTTGACTCATCAATCACTAGGTAGTCATTACCGTAATCACTAATAACATCTTGCATTTCTTCGTTACTTGCCATCGTTCATTTCCTTCAGTTGTTGATGCGCCATTTCGCCTTTCGCTACAACATCTGCTATCCATGCTAATGCTTGTACTGCTATTTTTGCTTTCATCTGCAATTCTGTTACGTCCTCAATCTTTGCACTAACTAGCTCTAAAGATATCTTATCAACTTCTTCCTGTGACCTCTCTATAACCATTCTACCAGTTGCGCTATTCAAAAAACTGTCGGCTGCTAAACCATCCTGAGCTTGTGAGAATAATTCCTTTTCAGTCTCGTTATTGAACTGAGGTGTAATATCTTCTGGTGTTATTTCTGTTTTATCCATAGTTAAGCCCAATCTCCTGCTGCTACATTATTTAATAACATCTAAACCACCTCATATTTATTGAATCTATTACCAGACAGCGAGTACCAATCACTACCGATTACTTCAAGCCCGTATATAGAACTTGCGATAGCTGGTGCATAAGTGCTAACAAGCTCCATCGCCGTTACATCACCGCCTATCATTGAATATTGGTATACTGGTGATGATATAGCTCCGCGTGATGTCAACAGAACCGTGTTCTCATCAACAATTTCTATAACGTCAGACTCACCCGACTCTGCTGATAGATCAACTCCGTTAGTCGTTGCCGTGATAGTTGATGGGTCATTTGCAACAGAACAAGTATGCTGAATTAGATAATCGTTATATCTATCAGGCACGTAGAGACTCAAGCCATCAGGTGACCAATCAAAGCCCCAGAAGAATACGGGTACTACTACAATAGATGGACTTAAGTCATCTGTAGCAGATGTTAAATCTCCCGCCACACTCATTGTCCACTGGTATATTTTCTTGTCGACCCCCATAAATTGAAGGGCAGTTTCATCATCACTTACCCATACATCAAAGTGTGTCTGCCCTACATCAATACTCCCAACAGGTGTATTACTTATGGTTTCTGGGTCGTACGCCACTGTTGCAGCGTACTTATGTATGAAGCTCGTATTTGTAGCGCAATAAACAAACATGCCGTCAGGTGACCACTGGTAACCGTATATCACAGGAGATACAAAAAGACTGCTCTGACTAACGTAAGATGAATTCTCTACTAAGAATCCTGCTACAGCAGCCCCACCAGCGAAACAACCCATATTAGGAGGATTAGCTCTTGCTGTACCGTCAAAATCAGTAACAACAGCGTTTAGAACACCTGCCCCGATTGCTGGTGATCCTGATGTCAGCTTGTATTCTGAATCCAGCAAAGGATCACTCACTATGCCATTAGCTTCCACATTGAAATTAGACCTGATACCTGCTAAGTCGTAATCAACATTATTGAATTTAAACGGCTTGCCGTTAGGTGCATTAGGTGCAAAGTAAAGGTTATTGTCGAGCGTGTAATCCGCCTCATTAACATCACTTGCTTTAGTGAACAACGTGTTTGATGAAGGTGAACTAAGAATATTATTCTGCAATACTATCCCTGACATTCCTGCGCCGTTTAACGTGAACCCGTACCCAGTAACAGTTTCAATAAGGGTGTTGCTACTTATTAGGGTGTTAGCTGAAGGTGTGTTGCCTGTCACGTTGGCGGAGAACACCATCGTGCTTGATTTGTTTCCGTAGGCTAGGTTATTAGCGACGATAGAATTTGTCATGCTTGACAGTATCATGCCGTAACCTTGCTCACCTGCTCTCAGCCCATTATCTCTGATTATGTTGCGTGATACGTTAAAGTTATCGAATACCTCTACTTCAGCGTACCCACCAGCAATATTAAGCCCATTACTGTTGCCAGTCATCAGGTTGCCGATAATATCGACATTGTAACAAGCCCCATGCACAACAAGCCCCATGTTACTACCCCCCTCAAGCAAGTTACCTGAGAATGAGGCGTTAGTTAAATGTCTAGCATAGATATTATGAGCGTGTATCTGGTTACGCCCGTTATCCCTAAAGGTAGAGTTTAGGATAGAGAAGCCATCACCACCACCAGCAAGACCGCCACCATTACCGCCTGCTAATTGATTGTCTACTATTGTACATCCATCAACCACTAGCCCGTCTGCGTGCTCAGCGTAAATACCATCCAACCAGTTATTCCCGACCACTGTATTTGTTATCGTGCTATTTATTGCCTCGCTACAGCCAATACCATTCCCGACAAGTACACCATCGCCTTGAATATTCAAGTTCTTTATATGCACTTCATTTTTATTAGTGCCAATACCAGAGCCTCTATACCTGCCACCTTCGTCATCATTGATATTAATAGTGGGTCTAGCGCCAGTACCGTAAGCACCAATTGTTATATTTTCACTGTAACCGGAAGCTGACCAACCGTGAACGTATAGTGATCCTGCGAACGTCTCACCACGCTTAAACAAGATAGCCGAACCGCTTGGTGCTGCTGTCCAAGGCTCGTGTTGTGCTGGGATAGTGTTGTTATTGGGCGGTACTGTGTCCCAATACCCAACTTGCAGCTTTGTGTTCGCCTTAATCATCGTCTGCCACGCTGTAGCTGGCGTTAGTCCATCATTCGCATCATCACCACCTGTCGCATCAACGTAGTAAACTTCACCAGCATACGTAGCACCATCATCAACTTGCCCTGCATCTACCGCTGCGCCATAATTACCAAATACAGATACCGTTATTGTGTCAGTATTGGTGGTTGCACTGCCTGCTAAGTTAAGAGCTACCACTGCATAGCCAGCCCAAGTGCCCTCAGTAGAGACACCAACAATCTCACCTGTGAGTGGGTCTAAAGCTGCCCAAGTCGGTGGAGTCCCTGCCCATTCATACGAGGCAGGAGTGCCGCCTGTGAATAACGAGGAAGTTTGGTAGTTGTATAGTGTGCCAACTGGTGAATCCAGAAGATTAAACGTTCCTGTTGCTACTGGTGGCTCTACAATGCCGCCAACTCCCTTAGCGCCCATAATATTGATGAACTGCTGCGCGATATTCATTTTACTAGTAACCCATAAAGCCTGTTGCGGTAGTTCCTGTTGCTGATATTCGTACGCCTGTACTCATGGGAATCCAAACACCCACTGGAACATCGACCAGATCAACTTCACCACCACGCAATATAATTCTTACTGTCCCTGTAGCACCCGTCACCATGAAGTAATCAAATCTTACGTCATCACCGCTTGAGTCGCTTGGTGTTAGATTCTCTGTTACGCCTAATAAACCTGTTGCCATTTCCTTGCTCCTTTTAAATTCCGTCTCTGTTACTTGTCATTTTGAATCCAAGCTCTCTATTAAACATTGATGCCTTTAATGCTTCGACTTCTCGCTTAGTCTTATCCTTACTGCTTTCTATCTGAACCTTAGCTCTAAGCTCTTCCAACTTAATACCTTTACTCTCTGCGAGTTTTATTAATTCCAATTCACGTTTACTGTTGTTTTCCATGACCTGTGTTTGCATATCTGCTTCGATTTGCATTTGCTTAAGCTGTGCGTTCTGGCTTTCTTTTTGCGCGTCGAACTCCTGAACCATTTGTAACTTCTGCATCTCGAACTCTTGACGCATTTGCTCTATTTGTACTTCAGGAGGTAATTGTGGCGGTTGCTGCTCTTGATCTTCTTTTTTCAAAAATCTCTCACCATCACCATATCCAGCATAAGCATAAACTTCCTTAACTACTTCGTCCCAATCAGTTTTTACTGCCGCATCTGGCATGCCTGAAACGGTGTTAATTGCCATCATTAGTCGCTTTAGCTTCTGGTCAGGGCTGGTATTACCCATACCAACGTTAACTTTTAAGATTAAGTCTTGCTGAATTAAATCGTCTAACTGCTCTTGAGAGCCAGCTAACCTTATCAATTCATCTCTAACACCAGCTTTATCGCCAGCTAGTGAGATCATCGTTAGATCAGTCTCATACAATTGCTCAAGCTTTAACATAGCTCGCATTACCGGCTCTACCCATGTTTCGATGAAAGTACGCATCATGTACTCTTGCACCGTATTTGTCGCAGTAGCCATTAAATTCATACCGCCAACGGTCTCATTCAACGATCTGTTAGCCGCGATGGTCGATTGACTGAATGAGCCAAGTATCTCATCAATATCCATATTCAATCGGTCTTGCTCAGCATAGCTTGAGCTAGTGATATCGGGTGTGTTGACTATATTCACATCGTTTTGCGGGTCATCGAGCATTACGCCGCCACCGGCAACGTTACGCATTAAAGCACCTAGATCAACATTACCTTGCCGCTTAATAAAGTATCGCTTGTTCAGTACAAGCTTTACATTCTCAATGCGTTGATTAGCAATGATGTTAGCTTCACGCTGTAGATTCTCTCCAAGCTCCGCTAATGACTGAGGGTTGTTCTTATGTGCCTCAATGATTGATACGCCGACTGTGTATGTCTCACGGCCTAGTCGGTAGTAATTATCAAGCGGCATTGGCTCGCTTAGTAATAATGTAGTGCCAAGCGTGTAAAACGCCATATCCAAACCATCTTTACGAATGATATTAAAGTGAACCCAAACGGTTTGATGTTCGTTCTTGGTGTTTATGTCAACTGGGTCAGCTCTTTGACCTTCTCTTGCCTGTCTTACCGACTCATTATCATCCGTGCTTGCTGATGATATGATCTGCTCTAAGGTGTATTCATACCATGTCGGAGCGGTTGTCTTATCATCTTCTTTACCCATGCGCTCTAGCACATCACCAGCGAACATAGGCATGACTTCGATTAGATAGGGGCTATCTTCAACTGGATTACGCCAATCAGCATTTGGATCATATAAGAAGTTTTCAGGTGCTAATAAGTCAATTACTGGTTCATCCTTAATAACGTCAATTCCTATTACGACCTCTTCAGCTTCAGCATTGCCTTCTTCATCAAGGATATAATCGCCTTGTTCGTCGAGAATAGGCTGAATCTCTGTGATTTCTTTGGTTTCATATTCCCAGTATGTTTTGGAAATGCACGCGCCATACACGTTCGTATCTTGATATGCACCTAATGAAGTTTGAAACCATGGCACTGTTTTGTCTAGCCTATGCTGAAGTAGTTCTTTATTTAGCTTGGCTGATGTTTCTTGGAGTCTGTCGTTAGGATTTGCACCGGTCAGGTTAACCACATCGTTATTTGTGAATAAGGCCGCTGCGAGTGCCGCTTCATGTGACCTGAGTGATGAGCGTACTTTTGGCCTGAATATCTTCTTCTTTCGGTCTAACTCGTCTTTGTGTCGACCTTGAAAGTTATATAGGTTAGTTTCCCACTGTCTGCGAACGGAGCTTTCGACATAATCAGTAGATGCTTGATAGGCATGTCTTGACTGCTCTAGCCATCCATTCAGTCTATTCTGCTCTATAACTGCTTGAGAATCCTCCAGCGTCCTCTCTTCTGACATATCTTCAAACGTATCAGCGTCATTCATCATTACGTTAACTCACCAGCTTTAGCACCAATGACACCTTCTTGGTTACGCTCTAAGCTCATTAAGTCGTAGTTATCACTCTTGCCACGGGTAAGGTTGAATCTTTCCAATAGCTCTGCACCTGCGAATATAACTCGCTTAATATCATCTTCTATGGATTGAGTCAGGTGTACGATATTGCCGTACTTCATGCTGATATCAGGAATCTTAACGACTGCTATCTTGCCGTGATCCACAACCTCTAAGTACCACTTGCGGCTTGGGTTCGATTTAAACAGCTCTATACCAAGACGCTTACAGTAACTGTCGTTAGCTACTGCCTCTTGCATTTCTGCTTTACTCATTTGCTCAATCATTCACGACTCACTGAATAGTTTTAGAGAGCATAGCTTATTTTATGGTCTAAAAACTGTGGAGTGGCTAAATGCCTCCATTTGTTCCGCTTATTACTGCTGTTATAACTCAACTTCACAGCTATGACATTCACTGCCTAAGTTTTCACACTCACATTCATCAATATTTTCAGGCAATTGACTGTTAATAGCACCGCAAGAAAGGCATTCAGTATGAGTTAAATTGCTTAACTGACCTTGCCACTCAACGAGACCACCGCATTCACTACATTGCATAATTAATTATCCTATTCAGCTATAACAAGGTTTATCAAGCCGACCTCGTAAACTCGGCTGCTTATTAACGGGCGTTATATTACTTTCCGGCAATCGCGGTTGCAGCAAGGCGTAGGTTGTCAAATACTTGCCCACCATTGCGCTTAACCATATTTGCTACAGATCCTAATGATTTCCATTGCCCCTCTGTAAATTTGCTACCATCGTCATCTCGCAACAACACCATTACTGTTTTCATTGGCCTTTTGTTGCTGTCGTCTACCACTTCGGCGATTGAATACGTGCCTGTCATTTTTGGTGTAATTGTATAAAGACAGAAATCACATTCTTCTCGCTCCCGCAGCTCATTAGCTTGTGCGTTATCATCCCAGTCATCGACCACGGGATTGAAATACTCCATTCCAAAGTCACTCAGATATACCATCATCTGGTTTCTCCAGGTGCTTTCGTTACATGTTCCACCTAAAAATACTCTTTCCATCTTAGTTCTCCAGTAATCGTAATATAACCAGTCGGTCAAAATCGACCTTCGCTGCCGCTCGGCGTTTTACCTAAAGCGTTATATTGCCCTGTCATCCCAAGCTTTTTGAGATTCTTCATATCCATTTATTGAGTCAAATTCCACCATAGGGCCAACTGCACCGCAATTAGAACAACCAGCACCGATAATTGGCCTTCTTTTGTCCCCAGCAGTAAAGCCTCGCGCAAAACTAAGATCAATACTTTTGCTATTGCACCAAGGGCATGGGCGCGGCAATATAACAAGTCGTTCGTCCTGACCTGCTAACTCCGTGCCGTTTTCAGTTTCTTTGGTTCGCGTACCTTCTTGCATTTTTATAGCTCCTTTGTTAATTCCCGCAGGCTGTACAACTAAAGCGTTATATTTCAAACATGCCTTTGAACTGTGGAGGCATATCTATATTTCTAATTAAGCAATGGTCTTTCATGCTCCTCATTTGGTTTACAAGCTGTTCAAATTGACCGTCACCAATGTCATAAAACCTTACAAATGCATTTTTTTTATACACGCCTGTTAGCACTATTGTGTTATTTCCCCTAGCCCCCACATCAGCATCAACACGGGTATAATCTTTCAGCTCTGAAACCTTGTTTTGTACAAATTTACGATGATTTTTCAGGGCAATTCGTAACATTTCGTTTTCTTTTTCAAGAGCTGTAATTCCTAGTTTTCTTTTAATCCAATCTTTCATTTTTCATCTCCAGTATTTTAAATATAACAAAGTTTATTAAGCCGACTCGCTACGCTCACGGCTTATTAACGGGCGTTATAAACCTGCATGGTATCCAAGCTCATAGCCGCAAATAAAAACTTCAATTTCAGCCAGTGTCTTTTTTGAAATCAAGCCATTAGCTTGCTTAATATTAAATTCAAACCACTCGCCGTTGGTTTTTAGTGTCAGGCCAACAGCTCCGGCACGGTCATATAGCTCTTTGTGTTTTTCAACTGCTTCAACTTCTGTCATTCTTTAAACTCCGGTTTATAACAAGTCTTTCAATCCGACCGCGAAAAGCGCGGCGGCTTAACTAAAGCGTTATACGCCATCTTCTAACTTAGCTTGGTGCTCAATTACTGAGCACGTCAATTCTTTAGCCGCTTCCTTTGCGGTGCTTACTATTCCATCAGCGCACAGTCTAAAAAGCTCATTACATAACTCAGGAGTAAGCTTTATTGCTACAAGTCCAAGCTCATTATCAAAAGAGGCTGTTCCAACGTGTTTCCCTTCGTCCTTTCCCCATGATTTTCTCTCAATCTTTAGTTCTTTTAGTTGCATTTCTAATACCTTTATTTATGTTAGGCGTATAACAAGTCGGTCAAAATCGACCTCGTACCTCGGCGCTTTACCTTAAGCCTGAGCCTCTCCGTAAGATATGTTTAGTGGTGTTGCTGGCGGAATCATTCCTTCGGGCACATCAAGCCTCCCCTGTTTTGTTACTCATCAAGCATGCGTAACATTTCGGCTTGACGCTCCGCCACTATTCTTTTATATCTTCTTGATGCCTTAACCGCCCTTAAAACATCGCTCTTTATCTCGTCTTTGATAAACTCTTCCAATGTATCGTCACCCCATTTCTCAATAAAGTCACCGAGATCGACATTCACCTCAATTTTCATATCCATAATTATTGCCCCCTTAGATCATCAAGCGCCATATGATACCCGTCATCTACCTCTTCCTTAGCTGATTCTAAGGCTGCGTTCCAAATAGCGCTAGAATTATGCGCTACACCATCAAGGATTAACATCTTAGGTGGGCCATGCTCTTGGCAGTGATCATTCAAATCCTTTGATAACCTAAGCGCTTTTTTTATTACGGGGTCGTTCCAGTCTATTATATTAATCATCTTCCTTAACCATATCAAAATCATAAAGGCTAGTTATAACGTCTCCACACCCGATACACTTCTCTCTAACGCGATCATTGGGTTTTGGCGAAGAGCCGTCCATTCTTATAAAGTCAGCAGCCCTTACTTGCATACCTTTAATACCTTTATACCAGCCTATCTGTGCTCCGCACTTTCTATGAGTTACTTTAATCATAATCAATCAACCCCAAAGAATAACCACTTCAAACGTGTTATAAAGCCTGCCCTTCTTACTATATCGAAATCTAGCTTTAAATTGACATATTGAGTACGCCATTCTTCAATAAGCCTATTAGCTTCATCCCATGCTTCATACTGTATGTCAATTATATCACCCACCTGTTCAGAACAACCGATAACAACCATCTCTCCATCGGGCCGAATGAAACGTCTACCTCTAACTAGCTCCTGAACAATCCTATAATCTACGCATCCTCCATCGTCAAGCCGAAATGGCTCATTATACGAGTGCCTATCAATCATTGCTTCATCATAATCAATCTCATAAGATTTTATGCTTTCAATTAATATCATAAGTAATCATTCTCCGGTTCAAAGCTTTGTTGCATATGCGTATTATCTGCATATCCTCTAGCGAACTGCTCAAAAGCATCTGCCCCATGCGATGCAGGCCCGTGAAACGGTTTGTCTTTCCATCGACCGTATTTATCATCCCATTCACGACGATGATTATCTAAATGCTTTATTCCTTGCTCTGCCCCTTCTTCATCAAAATAGCAACTTGGCAATATATCTCTGACTGCTTGTATTGCCTCAATCTTATGCGGCACTCTTGGCACTACTACTACGCTAAATCCTGCTGACCTTACTATATCAGCCCTTGATTTATTGTCTGCCCGTGTATAGTCAGTTACGTTAGCATCATGCGGCAAATATATATCACCGAACACATACCCAAGCTGCTGCATATATTTTAAATAGAACTGCATTGATTCGCCATTATTCTCATAATACTTAATAAATCTGTACTGTGAATAATAGTCTTGCATAAACCAAATACTAGTCGCATCATCTCTTCCTAAGTCCATAAAGGCATGAACAGGTAACTGAGGCGCATACTTGATACGCTGTATTCTGCCCTCACTCCTTACATCAAGCATTTCAGTATGGAAATAAGCACCGCTTACAGATTGCTCGAAAGCCTCTTCGGGTGTTGAAGGATATTCACGCTTCATATCATCGCCCTGAGTAGATTTCTTCTTAACATACCAGTTCATTTGCTCGATACTTAACTCAATGCCTCTTTTTCTTAAATCCTCAAAGTAAGCCTTATCTGTATCGTTGATAATAACATTACCTGTTAACCTATAATTCTTCTCGCCCCACCAAGGGAAAAAGAAGAATTTATAATCTAATGGTGTAAGCTCTCGACCTTCTAGCTCAGCATTTTGAGCAATCTTGCAATAATCGTAGAAGTAGCCCTCTTGGCCCTCCGCTGTACTCTCTATGTAGACGAACTGGCCTGCTTCCACTGCATTTATGGCTCCTGTGACGATCTCTCGTGCTTTGGCTGGATATTTAGAGCATATCTTACCAAATTCACTTACATGCAAATATTGCAACGTACCTGATCTCATTGATGTACCAACTGATATAGAAGAGCCATTACTAAAAACTAGCTCCTGCGCTCTATCATTTGTTGACGTTACTTCGCTTCTCAACCAATCAGGCAGGTTCTCATAAGCAAACTTAATCTTATCTCTAAAGAACTTCTGAGCATCTTCCCTGTTATGGGCGATAACCCCTGCCCTAACATTATCATTGAATAGACAGGCATCTAAGATGAATAACTGAATGAATGTAGTCATACCAAGCTGGCGAGCTTTAAGCAATATATTGAGAAACCACATATCATTGAACGCTATCCTTTGCGCCCAATTCATCTTGAACTGTACCTTATTTCCGCGCTTATCTGTTATGTAATAGAGATTATCAAGCCGCCAGCTTCTATCGCCTAATTTGTCTTTAATTGCTAAGGCTTGTTCTTCTTCAGTCATCGCGAGGTAAGCCGCTAGATTTACCGCTTATCTCACTGAGTATTCCACCGATTGTTAATGAGCCAGTATGCTCTTGTGATATTCTGTCGCCATACTTCTTCGGCTTTAACTTAGATGCCGCCCATTTCCTTGTATCTACCCGTAGTCTTGCATGGGCAACGGAGGCTGAATCTGTAACCATTACCGTTTTACCTTCTATAACAACAGGTTTTCCTTCAATAAGAAGCGGTTGGCTCACCTGATTATCTGCTATGTCTTGCATATCTTCTGTCATTGCATCAGCAGCTTCTTGCTTTGCAATTTCGTATTGCTTAAGAAACTCAGGATGCTTTCTAATCCAAGCAAAGATAGTTACCATGCTAGGCATACCTTTTTTCCTTTCAACCTCTCTCATTGATTCACCATTGGCTAGATAGCTACATACTTTATCTGCCAATGCTAGAGTGTATTTAGAAGGTCGACCCATTTTCCTTCTCGCAGAAGCGGCTTTCTTTTTAGTCTCTATTGGCCTACCCATGAGCTATCTCCCGTAAATCCGCTAACACTGATTCTAGCTTCGCCTTTACCTCTTCGCTTTGCTTATTCTCTCTAATTATTCTGCTTATATTCTCTGCGCTTCTAATTAATGACGGAGTTTCTCTTACGTCTAGTGTAGATATGTAAAGGTTCAAACTTCTTATTTCTCTATCTAAAATAGCTATCTCTTCACGCATAGCATTCTCATTTGACTCATACGCTTTTAACTCTTCAGCCATTTGATTGAATCTTGCCATTAACATACTCATGTCAGCCTACCCACCACTAAGCCCTCTTAGTAGCCTGATGATAGCTTTCAGAATAACCTCACCTTCCTCATTAAAGTCGCCATCCCTCATCCCTTCTTCAATGAGGTTCAAATTCGCTCCAATCTTTGCTATCAGATCCTTATTCTTTTCTTGCTCACTAGCTAATGACTTCTCTCTATCGAATACTTCATTCCTCAATCCATGAACCTGGCTCTTTAAGTTAACTACTTCCTTACTCAAAGAATCATTCTCTGCTTTATGCTTTTCGATTAACGCTGCGACTGAACCTTCTGGCTTACCCTTCATAGCCGCTAATAACTCGGCGGCTGTTGGTATGTCTAGTTCTCGTATTTGCTGCTCTAAGAGATTGTTCTCGATTAGCAAGTCATCTATGTTGTTATCTGCTATTCGTCGCCTCTTTAGCTCGTTAGCCATAGAGTGTCGTTTTTCTCTTTCTTTGAGATACTTTGCTTTCCATGTTTTCATATATAAACCGTCCTTAAGATAGGTTTGAAATAGATATTATACCTTATTTCTTTGCTTGATTAACGCCTACGTCTCTTAGCGGGTAGCGGTTGCCCACCGATCTTATCTTTCATCCTAAATGATGTTGAGCTGAATCTATAGCTATCATATTCAGTGTATGCGCCTTTCTCTGCTTTTTGCATTAGACTTGTTATGCTTTTGCGTCTGAAGGTGCTGGCCTTTATTACTGGTCTACTTACTACGGGTAGCACTACCTCACTAGGGCCTTTAGGATCAAACGTTTGTGCAGTCCTTGCGACCCCTATAAGCCCTAACCTAGACGATGACAAAGCTTACTCCATTGGCAGGAGCACTTGTTAATGCTGTGACCGTTACTCTCTTTGTTTCTCCGTCATAGTCTTCAATACTGGTTGCTTGATTGGCTAGCAAGCCTGAAGTAAATATTAACAGCCTTTCGCCGAAGTGGTTATCAACAGTTACAGTTGAATCTATAATAAAGCTAGTAACTGATCCTGCTGCATCATTAACGCTACTCACTACAATTCCAGATGCGCTTGCCTTCAAGTTATTGGCTGAATCAGTACTGCCACCTATCTCAACAATATTTGCATCTACTTTGGGCACACTAGTTAAGCCTGCTCCGGCTATTCCTATTGTTGTTTTAATATCATCTACATCTGACGCTATTACAAGACCATCAAGATTAATTGCTGGTGAACCTGTTAGGTTGTTAGTGACTGCCTTAGCTATCCCTCGAACTTCTACTTCTGCATCTGCTCCGTTGAATGTAATAGTGCCAAGCTCTCCCCCACCTATCGTAACCTTGTCTCCTGCTTCAAGTCCGTTGATTGTCATGCCGCCCTTCCAATCACGTACTGACCACGTTAACGTTGAACCTGCTGTCTTTGTGAATATCGGAGAAGATGAACCCGCTATACCTGATTTACAGTGATTTGTGTTAGCTTCGACTACCGCTGTTCCATCTGTACCGAACGTATAAGTACCAATGAATATACAGTTTGTATGATGGGCGTCGTCAGATGTAACGTTATTGATTATCGAATCTAAATGATCCAAATGATCTATTGATACTTCTGCAACTCCATTACTAGGGCTAGAATGATAAAAGTGAGTGCCACCTACATCTTGCCCACCAAAGTCTAAAGAATAACCAACTCCAAATACATTGTAACCAGAAAGCGGAGCGATGAGAGTTATTGACGAATTAGATGTTATATGGAAATCCTTGATGCCCATGTTATCAGCAATCTCTTTAGCTGCTGCCATCGTACCAACTGGATTATCCGCTACACCATCAACATACAATTCTGTATTTGTATTTGCCGCATCTGTATTCACCCAAATCCTACCAAGTGCATATCCAACCGTCTGAGATACTACTGCGTAACTTAGATAGACTTGATCTAAATACATTGTTGCGGAGCTTAATCCGCTGGCTGTATAGGCCCTTATATCTACCTTGCCAGAATTTACACCTGTGCCTGTATGAGAAGCTAAGATATTAAACTCACCCGCAACGTCCACTGTCGAATTGTCGCCTTGTATGCTACCTATTTGATCCCATGATGCCCCGTCCCAATTATAAGCAAATAGACCTAAAACGTCATTCGACCCGTTCAACCTACCTGTGAATGTAACCTCTGTGCCAATACCTGCGCCACCAACATCAAAATGATATGTGCTATCTATCTGACCGCCCACATCTGATATCTCGTGGTATAAGCCATCTAATTGAGTTGTTGCCGCAAAAGTGAGCGTTTCACTCCCTACGGTTATTGTTGAGTTTGATGCTGCGGTTGATATTGAGCTAGTACCGGTTGCCAGTGTCGTTATTATCTCTGTCTTTAAAATAATATGCTCTGTTATTGCTGAAGCATGAGTAAACACCAGCCCTACCGTATCACCATTCATTTCTGCGGCTGTTAGGTTAAATGTCCACTGCCCATTACCTTTATGCACTGGCGTTACGTCTGCAATAGCTGTTTGTGTGCCACCGTCGAGAGTAACATAACCTACCGGAGTCCCTGTCGTTATGTCCGAGTTACCAGAGGTTGCTCTCAGCCCAACGGGGAAACCTACGACTGCTGTGTTTTTCTTATACATTGATTAATTCCTTTTGTCTGATCCGCTTACTCAATACCTTACTTAAACTATCGAGGCTTATCCGTTCGATACTCATACTGAGCTTTCCTTGAGATAATAGAGTTATCATCAATAATACACGCATTCGTTATCGTATTTCTGTGTACTTTGATCTCGCTCTCTAGGATGCTAACTAGGTCATCGGCTATCGCAATAGGTGTCCATAAGAATTCTTCTTGTCGCCTGAAACTACATTTCTTTATGTCTTTTCTGAAGCCGTGATAATATTTATAGTCCTTCATTATCCGATAGGCAGCATACTCCCCGTTTCTGCTATCTCTAACCATATTAAATCTGTCTTTATCTGGGTGATAAAAAACATGAACTCCGGACTTTCTATGCTCCCAAAACTTCTGAACCGCTTGATCTAATGTTAGCCAAGTCATTTATCATCCTTTCTGTCGTTTCGCGCAACTTATCATATCATAGAACATCTGAAGCGCAGCACCACTCATTACTGTGTTTCTGCTAGGCATATAGACAGCGGGATGTCCTGAAGGCCAATCACATACTTTGTCACCTTGAATCACTAACCCTACTCTCGTAGATTTATCGAATAACGTGTATTGGCATCCGCATATATGCTTCTCTGCTTTATATCTACCTGCTTCTTTTCGTAGTAACGCTCTAGCTTGTCTCATTTCTCAATTTCTTTAGCCTTTCTTTGTAATAATTTTCGATCTCTTTGTAATCTTCTGCTTTGCGCTTAACTACGCCGCCTTTGTTGGCTAAAAGATAATCCACTCTATCATTACCTATCTTCAGTCGTAGATTCCTTTCATAGTCTCCTGAGTCGCCGCCTTTATACTGGTTACAATGTACGCTTTGAGCGTGAATATTGTCCTCATTATACCTTAGAAACGAGTTATTCCCTGATTCTAAGAAGTGCCCCGCATCAAATTTATTGCCTAGTTGCCTATCACAGCATATACAGCCGCTTAGCTTGTCGCGTTCTCTTATGTACTTATGACAAGCCGCCTTTGCTGCTGCTTTCCTAGTCTTAACATCATTGTCGTAAAACTCACGCTTCTGCTTTGCGTTCTTCTGCTTAACCTCTTTAGCGGCCTTCTTAACCGTTTTTTCTTTATCGGCCTGCTGCTTATCCTTTAGCCATAGCATTGCATGGTCAATGTCACAAAATAAACTCTTACCGAACCTCATTAGCTCGTCTACTGGCCTATAATCACCGCAGTATTTACATGCTTTCTTACTATTCGCCATCAAAATGTTCCGCTTATTACGCTGTTAGCTGTCGCTTCCGGCGATAGTCTCTAGCATATCGTCAACAACGGCTTCCGGCGTATAGCCGTGTGAAAACCAAGACCTATAGTGAAACCGCTGCAACTCTAACTCAAGGCCGCTTTCTTCTGCTTTTATTTTCAAAGTTGCAAGCCATTGCTCATAAGTCTGTCCATCTAATGTCATTGTCATCCCCAGCCTCCACAGCTAACAAGAAATTCAAGCCGACCTCGTACCTCGGCGGCTTAATATCGGGCGTTATACGCCAAGTGCCTCACATATTTTTCGTTTAGCGTCCATCCTGCCATCATCATATTGCTTCATCAGTATTTCGCATATGCACTTAGGTATATCGTATCTAATTTCATTACCATCATCGTCTATGGTCAATATTGAAAATAGACCATCTTCAGCTATCAGACCACCACGAAAACTCCATCCCCAGCCACCTGAATCGAAGTCGACTGAATCGAAGTCAAGTTCACTAATCTTTTTAACATTTGTAATCATCTTTATCTCCTGTGTTTAATTCGTATAACAAGGCGCCCAACCTGACTCGTCTCTTCATTCGCTTTGCTCATTTCGCTCCTCACTGGTTAGCTAGAGCGTTATATTTTTCGATCAATAGAAAATCGTAACGTGTCAATGTCATAACCTCTGTTCTCAAGCTCATCTATTAGCGATGGATCAAAACGAGGCTTCATTGTAGAAAAGTCGGTGTATTGCCTTTCTGAGCAAATCGCACTCATAACTAGTGCTCTGTCACATCGCGGAACGTCGTCACCAAAAAAAATGCACATATCAGTTTCTCCATCTATACGTCCTCTTTGCATTTTTATCTGGCCTTCAGTCACCTTTGGTCTTCTGTATTTCATTCTCAACCTCCAAAATATAACAAGGCGTTTAAAATAGAGCGGGTAAAAACACCCGCCTCTTTAACTAAAGCGTTATAACTCAGTAGCCTTGATTCGTATTCTGCTCCAAAGATGTTCGTCATCTTTTCCCTCCTCAGTAATACACTTTCCATCTTTTACCATCGAAACAAAAAGAAATCTTTCACCGCCCACATGGTAGTGATTCATTCCGCAAATAGCCCATTCCGACAAAGGTTTTTCCTGCCAAGGGTTCAAATTCATATCAATTCCTAATAAAAGTTATAACAAGTCGCCCAAATTGAGCCATTAACTAACTATATTCCCAATATCACCAAATCATTTTGCCTTCAGCGCTTTAAAAACAATCATTTCTTCAGGCGGTAAATTAGTAAAGTTAGCGGGGCTTCTGGTGAAAGCTATCCGCTCTGCTCTTTCTTCAGCAGCAGCTTTAGCACTCTTTTCACGTAGATTAAACATCGACTTTTTGATGTCTTTGTTTAATCCGTCAAGATTCTTAATGCCTAGTTTCTTGATCTTGGCGATACTCTTTTGAGCGCACGAAGCTGAGTGATATTGAATCCTAATATAAGCAGAAGGAGCAATACCATCTCTTCCTTCCATTGTTATGAGTTTGTCGCATCCTTCCGAGGCGCATGGTCGGTCATCATCCCAACCTTCACCATATTTATCATTAGCAGCTTCTTTTCTTAATTGTGCTTTTGATAGCGCCTTACATTCATCGGAGCAATATTTACTATCTTTTCTTGCTTGCCCGTCACACCATCCACATTTACTATTCATTTATATTGCCTTGCTATTTATGATTGTTAGCCTAGTTAAATCTACTAACTCTTTAAATTCATCAAGCCTATCATTTACCTGCTTAAACTCTTCTTGATAATCTTCTTTATTCATCCTGTAAATGTAAAGCTGATTATCTAGTGGAAACTCCGAACAATAACTAACAAAATCAATCCAGTCCCTACCAGTGAACAATAAGTTGCAGATACATTGCCATTTATAAGCAGGATCAACCGTGCCTCTTTTAATGTTGTTAAAGTGAACGGATGCTATAACTGATTTTATCTCGATGACACCATAAGAATACACAAGCCCGTCAGGTGAACAGCCGATAAAATCAGAACCGAAAAAACCACCGTTATCAACATCACCGAAAATTCTATCTTCATATAATGCTCTGGCCACAGGTTCTTGCTCATGGCCTCGATCCATGTGGGCATTAGTATAATCGCTGGAAATTGGCTTACCTGTTATCTGTTCAATGGCGATATTAACTGCGTATTTCTTGGCAGGCTCACCAAACGCTTTACCAAGATTAGCCATCACTTTACCAGCGTTAGAGCTGGTGAATTTACCACCTCGTAGGTGGTACCATTCATCGGTATTCTGCTCAACATCATGGAATGTAAAAATCACTCAGATTCCTTAATAGCTGCTTGGTTTTCTTCAGATATGCTCATGCGTTTTAATACTGCGTCTAAGCTTCCATCACGTTTAAAGGCTGCTACAGCATTAGCCCAAGCTGTTTTGTTAGCTGGTGTTAGCTCAGGCTTTGTTGTAACTGGTTTTTGTGGGCTTATCCTTAACCCTTCTACAGTGTCCCTACCGAATCGCACGTTACTGTCAACATATATCGTTACAGGGATATTCACCCAATCATCAATAAAATGAGAGCCTGCAAGGTCTTTCATTATCTTTGAGTTGTGCGCGTTCAATATCATTGGTTTAAGTTTTTCGCCTTCACGGATGTACTGCTCTTTGAAATGCGCGGTATTAAATAAATCCTTTGTTTTCTTTGTTTCGTCAGGCTCTAAGCTAACACTTGAAATAGTGAGGATAGTTGGCCCCACAATATCAGCGCTAGATAAATAAGGCGAGTTAAAAGCTTTTCTGTAGTGTGTTTTCTCGGTCATTTTATTTCTCCGTTTAATATTTCTTCATGCTCAATAGCATGCCTTATACAGCACTGACGTAAATCATTATCTAAGCATGGGTTAACTACATCACTCGTTACATCATGTCCCTGATCGTCTTTAAGCATAACTATCTCAATTAATGGCTGTTCATCGCCTATTTCTTTGATTGAGTAAGTCAACTCAAATGTTTCTTCACCAAATGATTCATCGTAAGATATATCGATTGTTTTATTCATCTTTAGCAGCCTCTCTTTCCATGTGAATCAACTCAGCTAATTTTCCAGCTTCTTTGTTAACTATCATTCTTAATTCGTTAACGGCCTGATCTTTGTCACCTATCATTAGCTTCCTCAAAGCATTGCCAAATTCAGCATTACAGCAAAGTTCATCATCTACGACGTTACTAAAGTCAACAATGTGATTGCCGTAAGTGTTGAATCTATCACCGTTTAACAAAGCCTCTTTGATAATTGAGATTTCTTTATCAGCATCAATCTCAACAGAATTATGATTATCAAACTCGTCACCCATTTCAGTTATATGGCACGGCATACCTTGCACTTGACTCATAGCGCTGCGTAAATAGTGTGAGTGATAGCCAAGGTGCTAATAGCTAATACCGAGTAAAGAGCAAGCTCTAAGGTTCGCATTTTTCTAATGTCTCTTTGTTCGCAATTTCTTCTTTGGTCTATCATAATTCATCTCCTTCTTTATAATCTTCACCTAGTATTTGGTAGCTTGTTATTCCTAAACCGCCTCCACTTGAGTCAAAAATATCCCTGAGATAGCCCTGCATAATTGCGATGTAATTAGTGCTTATTAAAGCGCTTCCATTTGTATTTACTTCCCATACTCTCAATTTAACCCCGTCAGGAATACCGACTTCACCTCCGAACCAGCCTTTACGTGAGTTAGTTATTAGTTTGCATTTTTTCTTGTTTATGCTTATGTAAATAGATCCTGTGTTGCTGTCGCTTCCCTCATCATAGAATCTGACTAAATTACTATCATCTAGAGGCCAGCACGCAGTATATCTCTTCCCTAAGCCTTCAACTTCTATAAGCGTATCAACAGGCAATTGGTTATAGTCTATTTCTGGCGTGAAGGCTGATAGACATAGATTGTATTTATTATCTCTTATATATTCACCAGTATTTTTCCAGCTATCAGGAATTCGCTGACCACCATCTAAACGTGACCCTAATATTGGATATTCTTGATCTTTATGTATTGCATAGATTTCTACATCGTCACCACCAACAGTCTTTTTAATCTTATTTTGTAGCTCTTTAAGTAAGTATTTTGTTAAGTCAATCATGTTATTACTCCTTCGTTAATTGTGTTTGTTCCGCTTATTGCGCTGTTATACGCCCCACTGCGAAGCCATTGCATCGGCAAGCCCTTGGTACGTTTCACTTCTTAACTTCCATCTGTCTTTAGATGGGGGCAAATAATGGAGTCGTTCCCGTTTGTTTTTTGGTAAAAGCATCATTTCCTCCTTAACATTTCTTGTCTCTGTTAATTTAGGTAGTCCTTTCAACCAGAGGCAAGTCGCTTTCTGCTCTGTATGCCCAAACATCCAGGGCTGCACAACCTGGCTCTGTTTAATATCACCTATTAAACGTTTCCCGTATTTGTGCATTATCGGGTTTTCAATCGCTATTTTCGGGATATCCGCATTTAACAGCTTCTTGAAAAAGTCCGCCCCTTCAAACAAATCTAACCATCGTTTTGCGTCTTTATGAAGATGCGAGACTCCGGCATTTGTTAGATATGTGCATGGAGGATGGGCAACCATAAGATCAAACCCATCATTTATAATATCAAAAACATCACCTTGGTAGTGATTACCAGGCGCGTCTGTTGGCAATAAATCACAGCTTATTGCATCATGGCCTGCCTTATTAAAGGAATCCCTCACTTTCCCGCTGTATTCACATGCAACTAATATTTTCATGTTGTCGCCCTAATTCGTATAACAAGTCGTTCGTCCTGACCTGCTACTTCCGTGCCGCTTTCAGTTTCATTGGTTCGCGTATCTTCTTGCATTTTTATAGCTCCTTTGTTTAATTCCCGCAGGCTGTACAACTAAAGCGTTATATTGCTCAAAACACTTAAAGCGTGAACCCCTGGTGGACAGTTATTCCCCAGCTGTGCCCACTCCGCGCTACCGCTACTGCTAGCGGTTTCGCCTAACGCTCATCAGGCGAGAATAGGTGGTGGGGCTTACATCCCCACCTTTCTGGGACAGATGCTACCTGCTCAGGGTTCACATGGTAGCCCACGCTTTAAGTATTCTGCTTTCCTCCGCAACATAACAAGGCATTGCAGTGGACGGCTCACTGTTTGCGCCTTGTTTTAGGTTGGTCATGCCGCCACTGAATTAATGCGTTATGTGTTGTCGGTCTTAGTCACGACAATATCACTGTTCATTTCTGCGGCGCTATAGTCTGTCATTATCACACCTGCTAATATTTTAGATTCACTCTGAGCCTGCTCATTCATTCGAGCAACCCTGCTAGCAACCCCATCCGCCCCTATCTCTTTAGAGCATTCCTCAACACGCTCGCTACGCCTATCCTTATAGTTTTGATTTGACGAGTTATTTAATGCGTCAATCGCTTCTAGCTCGACGTGCATAAGAGCAACCCGCATATCTTCATTGCTTGCTGTTTTGTACCAGTCGTCTTTCATTATTTTTTCTATATTCATAATAGCCTCCCAGCTAACAAGTCTTTCAATCTTGCTTTGATATGGCTCTATCTTAGCAAGGATGAATAGTATGTCAATAGCTTTTGCTATATTAATTTAACTTTGTTTATTTGTTTTAGGCAATAACTATCATTTAGACCGATTTGTGATATATAAATATATATTAAACCTTTCATCATATTGCTTATGCCAACTAGCTATTGGTTTTGAATGTGCAACTAATTACGTCCTGCTTTTCGCCTACTTGTGATCGTAGACTAAATGGTAAGCATCGTACCCGTACAGCAAAATCACATAACGGACGTTTCGGTCGCTTGCTAAAGCGTTGGGTCAGCCTAGCCCCCAGTTACACAAACTTTTTAAGGTTAAAGCTCTTCAGCATGATCTTTGAGTAATTCAGTCAAGATATCTAAACACTTATTTAGGGTTTGACCTTTAGGGGTGGATTGAATTAAAATACATTCAACTTAATTGCAGGTCCTCTAACACCTCAATTAACTAATCAGCGGGGTTAGCCTCCCGCTGATTAGATTGCAGTATAAACTAAGGCTTGGTCATTATCAACTCCACGTTTCAAGTGATGGTTTTTTGGCTAAGCCTTTTTTTATTGTTTGACATAATAGCAAATGCTAGTTACAATGAGATCATGTTGAAAAACTTGTTAGCTGGGAGGCTAGTATGAATATAGAAAAAATAATGAAAGACGACTGGTATAAAACAGCAAGTAATGAAGATATGCGGGTTGCTCTTATGCACGTCGAGTTAGAAGCAATGGATAAATTAAGCGATTCATTAAACAAGAACTATAAGGACCGACGTTTTGAGAGAGTCGAGGCTTGCTCTAAAGATAACGGCTGGAGTTCCAGCTAACAGCGTAATAAGCGGAACAAATCAATAACAGGAGAAAGGATATGTGGTACTTACTAATATTCTTGGTGATATTGCTTATAGTTGTCCTTAAAGGCTCAATATGCAAAGAATGCGGAGAACATGACGCTAGTGCAAACCATGACGGCTTATGTGATAGGTGCTGGATGTATTTTGGCGATGACGACTTCAATAAGAAATAGGGATGCAAAATGAAGTTAAAAGAATATCTAATAAAGAAAAATATAACTAACGCTGAATTCTCTGATAAATTAAGGAAGTCAGGTAACGTTAAAACATCACCGTCATATATTAGTAAATTATGCACAGGGCATAGACAAGCTGGGTTATGTATCGCGGTTGAAATTCAGAAGGTTACGAGAGGCGCGGTAAAGTGTGCTGACCTAATTAATAAATATGAATGACTTAGGTTGCGGCTAGGCTAATTACCGAACATTGAGAACCGTACTCAGCGCCGCAAACTTTTTATACGGATTAACTAACGGAGTTAATATGAAAGACGAAGTAAAAGACATTTTTGATTATTGGGTTGCTGCGATGGATAAGAACCCAAACAAGTGCAAACTAACACCTAAGCGCAAGAAAGCTATTACTGACCGACTTAAAGAAGGTTACGAGGTTGATGACATTAAGGACGCTATAAGCGGTTGTCGGCAGGATGCGTGGTCAATGGGTGATAACCCACGAAGCAAGGCGTTCAATAGTATAGAGTTAATTTGCAGAAGCGGTGAGAAGGTGGAATTCTTTGCAGAAAGCACAGTAGAAACTCACGCAACAGCCGACGAGTTAAACGAGCCAAGCTGTTTCGATATGAAGAGCGATAAAATTATTCAAGTTGGGAGTTAATTATGGCTGTTGGTACTGATGTCAGGTGGATTTGCCCAGGCTGCGGGAAAGGTAATATAGCACAGATTAGCGGGAATCATTACCCTGCTGGCTCTGATTGCGACTTTATTTCAAATGATTCGCTACCTGCTGGGCTTTGGCTTACATGGAACCCGCCTTGCGAAAGATGCGGTAATTTTAGGCTTGAGGAGCATAACGAAACTCTAGTCGAGTACCCTATTAGAAGAATTGAAAAATAAACTATTAAGTTAGTAAGGATTTAAGCAATGAATGATAATGACTCAACGGAATTCCAAAAATTACTAGACACTAACTTCAAGCTATATAACAAGTCTTGCCCTGATATCGAAGTTAAAAGGGCATGGTGGAAGCTATTAAGTAGTTTTGACCTAGCGAATATCAAAGCAGCCTTTGGTAAGCACTCGCTAGAATCAAAGTATTGCCCTAAGCCTGCCGATATCATAGAGGCATTAAAAGAAATATCGATTCTTCACAAGAAAGCACAAAAAGAAAACGCGGAAAGATTAGAGGCCGAAAAGAAAGCAGTATTACCACCGCCAACGCATGATATCGATGTTATCGAAGAACTAGCAAAGGCCCAACTAGGCGAGAACGCGACTGACCATGATCTATTATTAGAAAGGCATCACCAATTAATAGCCCAAGATATTCGCAAGGGCTTGATAAGATCAATTTCAAGGGGCGCTAATGCTAATTGTGCAGTTAACCATTGCCGCAAAGCGGGAGCGTTAACAGGGAGCTTAAAAGGTTCTGACACTTGGTATTGTGCTGAACATGCGAGATTGTCATAGATTCGTAAATAACAGGTTGACGCTATAGCAAATGATTGATATAATAGGTCTAATATTAAGCGCTATGTTAGGCAAACAACAGAGAAATGAAAATGACAACGAAGAATGAATTAGAAGTTACCATAAAAGCTCTAAAGTTAGAGTTAAAGAATGAGAAGGCCAAACCACCAGAGGCTCTAATAAAGGACACTGTAGTTAACATGAGCCTTGAGGCAGACGGGGCCACGAAAACTCTGGCTAAGGCATTGTTAGCGCAGGCACAAGCAAACGCTGCCTCGTGCTTAGCTATGGGAGAGTTGGCGAAAACACTAAAACCTATTGATGTTTGCGCTATAAGAGTAAGTACCGGCACAGACACATAACACCCGATTGTAAACGGCTGGCGCTTTTGCCAGTCCGATTGACTAACTTGTTAGCTGGGAGGCTAGGATGAACGATGAAACATTAGTATTTTTATCAATTTTTATTACTGCGCTCTGGTGCATTTTTGGTGTAGGGACAATTACACTAATTAGGGCGCAAAAAATAAGTAGATTAGACAGCCTCCCAAAAGTATGCGCTGTAGCATGGCCCTTATTCTTAGCGTTAGCAGCATTTGGACTGTTTGATGAAAGTTCCAGCTAACGCTTTAGCTAAATCGCGCAGCGTAGCGGAGTCGAATTTAAGCGCCTTGTTATACGAATCAAACATACTTTAGGTGATTTATGGAATTATCAATAGAGCAAATAACACACATATACAACATCGGTTACAACAGCGGTCATAACGATACCGTTGAGGGTTGTGATTTGCCAGCTCACCATACTGAAATGGAAGAGCACCAACGGGACGTTGTTGAAGAAATATTAGAAGATATTGCAGGCGTATAACGCTTAAGGTAAGCAGCAGCCAAAAGCCGCACTAAATTAAAATAGATAAAGGTAAATATTATGAATAAATTAAAAAGAACCGCGATGCTTTTGGCTGTCAGTTTGACTGCCTTGTTAGTTGTAGCTTGTGGGACACCAGACCCAACGGCTGATAATAGTGGGGAAGCAATTAATGAGAGATGTATTGACGGTGTTAGATATTTATTTTTTAAAGGACAGCTAGGCTACGCTGGCTATGGCTACATGAGCGTGAAATTCAATGCCGACAGCACAGTGAGCGCATGCAACTAACGCCCGTTAATAATCCGTGAGCGTCAGCGAGTCGGCTTGATAAACCTTGTTATGTTTTTTGGAGGCAGTATGGAGACAGAAACAAAAGAAGAATTTGAGCGCGGCTACATTGAAAGAAGCAAAATAACAAGAGAGTTTTATGATAAACATTTTACTACTCTGCCATGCACAAGATGTGATTATGAAGAATGCATTGGATGGGCTGCTATAGGTAAAGGCAATGAAGATGACCATAACTTTTTTTACGCATAACGCCTAAGATAAGCGGCAAACCAGAGCGCAGCGGCGGGTTTGTCAGCTTGATTTACTTGTTAGCCGCTGCTTAACTAGAAGGTGATAAATATGAGAGTACCGTTTTACATAGGAATTATAATAGTATTAGTTATAGGGGTTGGATGGGTAAAAAACATCGTAAAACTATCTGAATGTGATTTTAAATCGCCATATAAAGCGGAGGTTGTTCATGTTGTAGGACTGCTGCCGCCAGTTGGAGCAGTAACAGGCTGGCTAAATGTAGGTAAGTAGTCTAAATGCCGGGCAGGTAAGTTTTGTCCGGCTAACGCCAAAGCTAACCAGTGAGGAGCGAAATGAGCAAAGCGAATGAAGAGACGAGTCAGGTTGGGCGACTTGTTATGAGCGATAAAGGTTTTGCAGCAGCGACAATAGGAACTATGTTTTTAATGCTGAAGGAGCAATATACGGACGCTCAAATTAAAAAAATGTTCACAAGAAAGAAGGTTGACGCAATATTAAAAGTATTGGGCGCATAACGTTTTAGTTAAACCGCTGCCGCTTTTTGGCAGTCGGATTTTAAACGCCATGTTAGGCGAGAACAGACAGGAGAACTAACAATGTATGACGATGTTGAATGCCCCTATTGCGGGGTTGGACAAGAAATCTGTCACGATGACGGTCAAGGGTATGAAGAAGATAAAACACACGAACAGGGGTGTGCTGACTGTGGGAAAACTTTTGCATTCAAAACCAGTATTAGTTTTTCATACGAAGCTACAAAAGCTGACTGTTTAAATGGTGGTGAGCACAGGTATAAACCAACTATGACAGTTCCGCGAAAATACACAAAGATGCGGTGTACGGATTGCGACCACGAAAGGCCATGCAGTAAGGCCGAAATGGCTAAAGCGTGCAGCGCCTAACAGCGTAATAAGCGGAACAAATATGACGAAACTAAAAAAATACTTAGTAGATAATAATATCAGCAACCAAGAGCTAGGCGATAAGATTGGCCTATCTTCAGCATACGTTAGCCAGTTAGCAACAGGTCACAGAACAGCGGGATTATGTATAGCGATAAGAATTGAGGATGCTACGGGCCATAAAGTTACGTGTCGTGATATGGCAGAGAGTAGCAAGAAGAATAAGGCTAACGTATGAACCTAGCTAACCTAAGCACAGCTGAACGCGATAAAATGCGAGAACACCAGTTAGAGTGTATAAAACGCGATAAAGAGGCTAGAGCATGGCTTAAACGACCTAGAAGCGAGATTAAGGCGCACTTGGATAGAACAGGTGACGAGGCTTTAAGAAAGACGTTGAACTTACTTATGAAATACAGGGGGAAGAAATGAGCAAAGCACGACAAAGGATTGATAGTAAGCGCCATAAAAATAAAATATTCTACGATCAAGGGGGTGAGTATGCGGAGCACGTTCACTATGCGTATATGTCTAGAAATTCTTGCCACAACTATTTTGTTTTAGGGTTTACACATAACGGCGGTAAATTTAAAAAATGAAAAGTAAAGAACTACTAATGAGTTTATTCGCTATCTTTTCCGATACGAATATAGGTAATGAAAAAGCTGACTGTGGATGGCGGCACGATGACCAACGCGTAAATAGAGCCGACAAAAAACGGTTAAGGAAAAATGCAGCAAGGTTAAAACAATCTAGGCGACTAGATCAATGAAAGCCAAAGCGTTCATAAATTCACAGTTAGCGGTTAACAACGCTATAAAGGAGTTACTATCAATCGAGGACGTGAGGAGGGGTTATTTGTTCACACTTGAGGAGCATAAAGGAAATAGAACTCTAGCACAGAATAACCTTTACTGGCTTTGGATTAATTACATAAGCGAGCAGGTTGGTGAAAGTGAAAAAGACTTGCATTATCATTTTAGGATTGATTTCTTATGCCCTATCTACCTTACAAGCGCCACAAACAAACAACAAAGGTCATGGGTAGAAGAGTTCTTACATATCACAGAATTAGATGATGCTTTCTTGACCAAGAGGCACTTTGAAAGATTAAGTACAACATGGGCAAACACTAAACAATTTACCGAATATTTAAACAAGATAGATAAGCATTTTGCGGCTAACGGTATGCCGCTACCTCATCCAGAGGATTTGTATTATCAAGCTCAAGGGAGGGCTAAATAATGGCTGGTGAAGCAGGGAAAGGAAGTACTCAGCGTAAAGTAAATAAGAAGAAATACGATGAAGAGTATGAGCGGATATTTGGGAAAAAGAAGTGAATTCAATTTTATTGAATGACTTGTTATATTAAATTGGGATGAATACTATGAATAAATTAAAAAGAACCACGTTTCTTTTGGTTGTCAGCTTGACTGCCTTGTTAGCTAATGGTTGTAAAAACTATGAATATGTATCTAAGAATAACGCAAATGTGTGTGATAAGAACGGGGGTATTTACTCCATGCCGCCACTTAGAGGAAGCTCAAATAGATTAATCCTCTGTAAAGATGGCTCGGTTCGATGGACAGTAAAAGGTGGGCACTAAAGCTTTGAACCCGAGACAGATTAATTATGAGTAATAAAGAGGCGAGAGTTTGGAGTAAGCAAAAGAACAGGAACAAAGCTTTAACCGCTAAATTTGGGTAACTTGTTATACGAAAACGGAGAATTGAAATGAATGTTTGGGCATACGAGGTCTGTCGTTGTAAATATGAAACAGGGTACGCGGTGCATTCTCTGCATGAGACCAAAGAATTGGCAGAGGCCGCTATGAAAAAGTACAAGAAAGCGCACCCTATAAAACGTGACGGTTATCGCGTGGTGCGATGGGATGTAGAAAAGAATGCCGTATAACGCCATAGTTGTACAGCCTGCGGAAATTAACAAAGGAGCTATAAAAATGCAAGAAGATACGCGAACCAAAGAAACTGAAAAAGCCACAGAGGTAGCAGGTCTGAACGAACGACATGTTATGCCTGGCGATGTATGGCGTAAAAATGGCCCATGTGATTGGGTAAAAGTGCTTCGCGTCCAAATGAATCATAACCCTAAATATGATGGCGGCTTGCCTGGATGCTCTGTTGTCTTCACAAACCTCAAAGGCAACTGGAAGCGCAAGAGCTGGTTTATTGCCGCGAAAAATACAGATGATTTCGAGAGGATGATGACGGAAGACTTTAGATTTAGGGCATAACGCTTTAGCTAAATTGGCGCTGAACATAAACAGAGTAGGCGCGAAACTTTAACCGCTCAATTTGAGAGACTTGTTATATTTTGGAGATAAGAAAATGAAGCACTATTTTTTACAGTTTGACTTTTGGAACATGGGATTAAATAAGTTTTTCTACGGACCTATTAAGGCTGATTTAAATAAGACGACACTACCAGAAGTATGTCAGCAAGTAATACGCGACAACTTCCCAGATGTTTGCATTGACGAAATAAAAATAAAAGTAAATGCGTTTAATAATATAGAAATATAACAGCGTAATAAGCGGAACAAATGAAGGACGAGTACGCATATTTGCGTTTAATTAAATGCGGCTAACTCCCAACCTCATGGTTATTAACGATTAATAAGAACTGTCGGTCCAATCCATCATTGGAGCAACAGATAATGTACCGGCAGAATTTACGTGTGCTTTACTAGTTATCACTGGGTTTACTATGTTGTTGCATGATACTTTTCTGTATTTTTTACGATCTGAATACC